TCGGCTCTTATGATGTAGTGGTGCAGGAGTTCTTTAACTCGGGAGGTAATGGGCCGACCGGAACTCAGACCGATATCACCGCGACTATCACCGCGAACGAAATCCACATTAGGGAGGCGACCTCCCTCTCGAATGGCTGCGATCCAACGCTTGTGGTCTGCGCGACTGTGAACGTTGATGCCCCCACGCTGACGAACCAGTTCAATAAAGTCCTTAACGCCGGCAACGTTCTTGGAAGCGAGACAATTAAATGCCGAACTGGTTGGTTCAATCCAACCGGCCTTGGCATGCGGTTTCGGCCCCCTGCGAATATTGACACCGTGGTGGGCCGTATCACGATCACGTCGGAGGTGGTTGATAATAACTCCGACGCGAATGGGAATCCGCGACTTGAGAATGGCTGCAAGATTGGCTCGCTATTAGTGGACGAAGCCCAATCGCTCGCTAAGTCTCTACCGTACGACTGGACCTATCTGTGGTTCACTGTGAACCAAACCGGAGTGACACCGACAAACTTCCTAGCCTATACTGCGGGCTCCGGCTCCGGTATGACGATAACCCATAACCGGGTCGAGTACGGGCCACTATCGGCCCCACTAGGGAATGCGCCAGCGGCGGGCAAAGCGTTCGTTCTACGGGTCAACGACCAATCCAACTACAACCACTTCGTGAACGTGGCGAAGGCCATCTCTGCGACGGGAGCCGGGAACAATACGATCATCGGCAACATTGCCGAGGGCCTGAACAACGACTTTATCGACACGGTGGGCTGTACGAACACCGTGACCGACAACTTCGGGACTAACTGGTCGCCCCTAGCGGGCAACCACGTCGATTCGATGCAGCACCTCGCCGCCGCGGGCGATCCGACCTGCGACTACGGCACCTATGCGCGCAACATCATGGTGCGTAACGCGAACTTGGCCGATCCCACAGGGGGGGACGCGCAGGGCGGCCCCTTCGCGAACAGCGTGCAGAACCCGCCCGCCTATCTGAACAACGCGGCGATTTGGGGCAACATCAACATCCTGACGCTCGCGAACAGCATTACGCTGACGTACTTCAACGCCCCGAACGTGAGTTCCAACACCGGCCTCATGGTGATCAATTCTGGCTTCTCGGGCGCGTTCACCTCGAAACTGAGCGTCACGGCCGGTAAGGGCGGCACGGACGCAGTCTTCGACCACAACATCTTCAATGCCTATGCGACAAGCGCGCAGGGCGGGACCGTCACCGGCTCCAACAACACACTGTCCGCCACGACCGGGGCCTATCAGGCGGCTTATCCGAGCTATGTGGCGGGGAGTAATCTGGGGCTCGTGAACCCCCACGCTGTGTCGCTGATGTTCACCCCGTCGTTCACCGGCACCGCACGCCACCTCGTGAGCGGCGTCTGGGACGGCACGTTTGACGGGTGGGCGACCCCCGCCGATAGCGCCGGGCAGGGCTGCTTCAACTTCCCGGTGCAGGTGTTCGATCCGAACAAGACGTGCGTCCAGCAAGGTCTGACGCCACTTCCTTAGGAGACCGAGATGCCAAGCAAATCCGCCGCTCAACACCGTCTAATGGAGGCCGTGGCCCACGACCCCAAGTTCGCGAAGAAGGCAGGGATTCCCGTTAAGGTGGGGAAGGACTTCGCCAAGGCCGATGCTGGAACCAAGCTCTACGGAAAGAGGGGAAAGTAGGATGCCGATGGAACTCTACGATCTTCCGGGGAGTGAGCCGGAAGACGAACCGACGATGGCCCCCTACTGCTGCCTCTACCTCGACGACGCGACCCTCAAGGCCCTTGGCATCGAGCGGGTTGTGACCGAGTTCCAGGCCGGGGAGGAGGTGGCCGTGATGGGCGTGGCAAAGGTGGTAGAGGTGGAAGAACGCCTCGGCTACGACGGCTCCCCGCGTCAATGTCTCGAACTCCGTTTCACCTCCCTTGGGGTGAGCGGAGATGAGAGCGAGGTGGAGGAAGAGAGCAAGGAAGCTCAGGGCGTCGGCGGCAAGTTGTACGGAGGCTAGGGTGACCTCGTCTATCGACATCTGCAATCGGGCGCTCTCCGAGGTAGGAGCGCGCTCCTCTATCACCTCGTTTGATGAAGGCTCGACGGAGAGCCTCGCGTGCCTCCTATGGTACGACCAATGTCGGCAAGAGCTTCTCCGCGCCGCGCCCTGGGGCTTTGCGCGTGGACAGGTCGTGCTTTCCCTCCTTGGCTCTCTCACCGACGATCCTCCCGCCTCCCCCTACCCCTGGAACTTTAAGTACCTCTATCCCGCCTCCTGTATCAAACTCCGATACCTCCTACCCCCCACTCCTACCAATCCCTCGAACGTGATGGGGTTGGAGACCGCGTGGGGGAGCTACTTCCGCCCCTCGCGCAATAACCGTTTTATCGTGGCGAATGAAGACGTGATAGGGGGCCAACGTCGCACTATCCTCTCAAACCTCTGCCAAGCGCAACTCGTCTACGTGCGGGACGTAACGGATGTGTCCTTGATGGACCTAGCGTTCCAAGGCGCGCTTCAGGCTCTTCTCTCCTACCGCCTAGTAATCCCGCTGAGCGGCAACGTAGGGATGCGGGGGGAGTTCAAGCAGGCTGCGATGGATGCTATCGCAATCGCCAAGGCCGCGGACGGGAATGAGGCTATGCCCACCACTGACCATACCCCCGACTGGATCGCGGCGCGGGGCGTGTGGGTGGACAACTTCATGGGTGGATGGGGTCCTGGTGGCCCACTAGCCGGGGACTGGCTCCTTGGCTGGGATAGCGTCTCTTGGGGGTCCTGAGTGGCAACCTCCATCATCCAATCATCTTTTGCGGCTGGGGAACTCTCCCAGAATCTCTTTGCTCGCGTGGACCTCGATAAGTACCACACCGGCGCGGCGCTGATGAGGAACTTCTTCGTGGACTATCGTGGGGGAGCCAGTTACCGCACGGGGACCGAGCTAATCGAGCGCACTAAGAGTGCTAGCTACGCCGCGCGCCTAATCCCCTTCATCTTCTCCCAGACCCAATCCTACGTTTTGGAGTTAGGGGATCAATACATGCGGTTCTACTCGGATGGGGAGAGGTTGCTAAACGCTACCAAGCCTATCCTAGGGATTACCCAAGCCAATCCAGGCGTGGTAAATGTCACCGGCCACGGGTACACCACAGGTACCTCCGTCTACCTCACGGGCATTGGGGGAATGGTTTCCCTCAATGATCAAACCTACCTCATCGTAAACGTGGACGCGGACCACTTCTCCCTCACCGACCTTGAGGGGAACGCAATCAACACTTCTCTCCTTCCGGCCTACACCTCCGGGGGGACCGTGGCGAGTGTGTACGAGATTGTGACGCCTTGGGCCACCGCCGACCTCCGTAAGCTAAAGTTCACCCAATCCGCCGATGTGATGACGTTCACGCATAACTCCTATGCGGTCCAGAACCTAGCGCGGACGGGACCGGGAACTTTCACCCTCACCCCAGAGATCATCGGCCCGACACTCCCCGCACCCACGGGAGCCTCGGCAGGCACCACTGTGGCGGGCACCCTAATCTACCAATACATCGTGTGCGCGGTGGAGGCCAACGGTACGCGAGGCACGCCCTGTCTGTCTTTTTTCGCCGCGTCCAAGGCCCTCGATCCTCTGGCCACAACCCCCGTCGTCATCGAACTCGACTGGCTCCCCGTCACCGGCGCGGACCACTACGACGTGTTCAAGACAGGCCCGGTGCCGAACTCCGCAGCCAACCAGCCCACGGTGTTCGGCTACATCGGCTCCTCCAAGATCGGCTCCTTTAACGACAACAATATCGCGCCGAACTATTCCGATAACCCGCCGGAGTTTAAGGACCCGTTTGCCTCCTCGAACTACCCCGGCTGCGTGACTTACTTCCAACAGCGGCGGGTGTACGGCGATCTCGTGACCTCGCCCGAGGAGATGGATTTCTCCAAGATCGGCGCGTACTCCAACTTCGATACCTCCTTCGCCTCACTCGACTCCGACGCTATCCAAATCGCCATTGCTTCCCAGCAGGTGAACGCGATCCAGTCGATGGTGGCGACCTCGACGGGATTGGTGGTGCTAACGACGGGAGGGGCATTCCTAGTCTCCGGCGGGAGCCCGCAAGCCGCGGTCACCCCCTCCAATATCACCGCGCTCCCCCAAGCCTCGACGGGCGCGAACGACCTCCCGCCCATCCGCGTGAACTACGATATCCTCTTCATGCAAGCCAAGGGTTCAACGGTTCGGGACTTCGCATTCAACTTCTACACCCAATCCTTCTACGGCTACGACCGCTCAGCTCTCTCCAACCATCTCTTCTTCGGTCACCAGTTCAGCGAGTGGGCGTGGGCGGAGGAGCCATTCAAGATGATTTGGGCGGTGCGGGATGATGGGAAAATGCTCTCTCTCACCTACGTCCCCGAGCAAGAGGTGTATGGTTGGGCGCAGCACGACACGCAGGGACTTTTTGAGAGCGTGTGCGTGGTGCCCGAGGGCCAGGAGGATGCAGTCTACGTCGTCGCCCGGAGGCAGAAGGGCAATATCCTCGTACGCTACGTCGAGCGCGTGGCTTCGCGGAAGTTTATCCGTGTGGAAGATGCGTGGTTCGTGGATTGTGGGGTGGGGACCGAACTCACCCGCCCGAATTTTGGGTTCTCGGTGGTGGCGAGTGCGAACGTTGCGGGGACCCCGGCCACCCTCACTGCGCTTACGGGCACGCCCTTCGATTCCTCTTGGATAGGGCAAATCATTTGGCTCGACTCCGGCGGGAAGCTAGAAATCACTGCGCTGGTGAGTTCCACCCAAATCACCGCGATCATCCGCCAGCCCTTGGGTGACATCCTTCCCGGCGGCCAATCCAACGACTACGCGCCGGTGGACGCCGGAGAGTGGGAGGTGGGACCGCAGTTCCAGACCTTCGGAGGGCTTGAGCATCTCGCCGGGCACCCGGTTTCCATCCTCGCGGATGGAAGCGCGTTGGACCCGCAGGTAGTGACCTCCGAAGGGACCATCTTCATCCCCACGCCCGTCTCCAAGTGCGTGGCGGGGTTGAGCTATCAAGGTCAACTCCAATCCCTATACCTCGACATCGGCGACCCGACAATCCAGGGCAAGCGGAAGAAGATTACGGCTATCACCGCAAGGCTCGATAAGACTCGCGGGCTCAAGGTGGGGTTGGACTTCAACTCCCTCGTGGGGATGAAGGAAGTTCCTCCCGCGAACTACACACCGCCCGCCCCGCTCCTCTCCCAAGACGAGCGCGTGAACCTCCGTGGAGGGTGGAATGAGCAAGGGCAGGTTTGTGTGCAACAGGACTACTGCCTCCCAGCCACCGTCCTCGGCCTAATCCCCGAAGTCACCTTCGGAGATACCGGCAAATGAACCTCATCATCCGAAAGTACCGCGATGGCGACACCATCCAGTTGCGACCGCTTGACGAACGGGGGGTGCAGATGTGCGGCGTTGAGCCGAAAGATGCACTTTCGCTCTCCGTCGCGCTGTCTCATGAACACTTCGTATATGAAGTTGATGGAGAGGTTGTCGCCGCTTGGGGATACGCGAGCCACGGGTTTGCTAGCTCTCGTGTTTACGGATGGCTCCTCACGTCCCCCGCCGTCGAACAGTATCCCACCCATTTCCTTCGCGCCTCGCGTCGGGCGGTTGATAGAGTTCTGCAACTCTTTCCGGCAATGGAGGTCTCCCCATTGAAGGAACATCGGATTAGCCAAATGTGGCTGACGTGGCTGGGGTTCAAGTTCGTGGGGGAGACTGACCTCGCCTACGTGTTGGAAAGGACGAGATAGATGCCCTTTTTGGCAGCGATCCCAGCGGCCTTTGGGGCCGTGGCGGCGGGGACGGCAACCGCCGCGCAAGTAGCGTTGGCAACGGGCACGGTGGCCGTCGGCCTCTCGACCGTGGGGGCGGGCGTGGCCGCCTTCTCCGCATTCAAGCAATCGCAGTTCCAAGCTCAGGTGGCGAAGAACAACGCCCTCATCGCGAAGAATAACGCGGACTCCTCACTGATGAGTGGGCAGGCGGCCGAGAGCGCCTCGCGGATGCAGACCTCCCTCCGCGTGGGACAGGCGCTCGCGGCGCAAGGGGCGAACGGGGTGGACGTGAATTTCGGTTCCCCGGCGGCGGTGAGGGGCTCCCTCATCAACGAAGGGGACCTAGACGCTCTCACCATCCGCCATAACGCGGCGGTGAATGCCCTTGGATATATCCAACAGTCCCAGGACTTTTCCGCAACGGCCCGAGCCGATCAACTGGCGGGGGCGAATACTCTCGTGGGGGGTACGCTAAATGCGGCCTCCACGCTGATTGGGGGCGCGAGTTCCCTCTACGGCAAGGCCGCCGCGTTGCAGATGAGCGGCGCGTCCGCTCCGAAGGGGTAGAAGGATGGCCCAGGTTCCGCAACCCCAGGGTCCGAGGGTTCTTCCCTCCGAAGGAGCCCTACCACCTCAGCAGATCAACGCCCCCGCAGCCGCGTTTGGCGGACCCGTGGGACAAGGGCTTGAAGCCTTCGGTGCGTCCGTTGACAAGGCGTCGGATGTGCTGTTCCAACACGCTCAAGCGATGCAGGCGTTGACGAACAAGGCCAACTCGGACCAAGCCTCCATCTCCTTCGCGGAGCAGGCGAACGCGGTTGCGTCGAAATATCAGACCACAGCCCTCGGCGCGAATGCATTGCCGAACCTCGACCCCGCGATTGCAGAGATTGACAAGGCGCGGGCGGAGGCACGCAAGAGCCTCACCAACCCCATGGCCATCTCCATGTTCGACGCGGACACGCGGAGGACGCAATTCAACCTCGTGGGGGAGATGCGCCGTCACGCAGACGCACAGCAGAACCAGTACATTGTGAAGTCCTCGCAGGATCGCGTGGCCAGCGCCGGGGACCTCTTCGCGGCTAACCCCACCAACCCCGCGTTTGAGAAGGAGTTCCTCGACATCTCCAAACGGGAGAGCACTTTCCTGGCGTTGCATCAAGGGCTCGACCAGCCCGGCGACGACACCCACGCGAAGGATATCGCCCTGAAGGTGCAAGGCCAATATTATTCCGAGGCCGCGAAGGCGATGGCGGTTAGCGACCCCAACGCGGCGTACAACTTTATCACTTCCCGCCAGAACTTCATGGACCCCAAGAGTTATTCCAACGCGCTAGCCTCCCTTAAAGCGCCGATGATGGCGAATGACGTGGCTGCGATTGGGCATATGGCGGCGGGGGAGGCTCTTGGAACGGGGACGGTGGAGAACGTCCGCGCCAACCCCTCTACATTCTTCTCTCAACTCGTGCCGGGAGTGACGATCACCTCGGGGGCGCGAAATCCCGAGCACAACGCGGAAGTGGGAGGGGTCCCCAACTCCGAACACATTCCCGGCAACGGGATGGCCTACGACCTCGTGCCCCCGAAGGGGATGACGATGGATCAACTGGCCGCGCAACTCAAGGGACTCGGGGCGCATCAGGTTCTCAATGAGGGGGACCACGTTCATGTTGGGTGGAGCGCGGACCAACTCACCGCGAATGGCCAACTTACCTCCACCGATCTTCGCTCCCGTGCGGGACAAGCTGAGGAGCGGGCGCGGGAACTCGCCGCACAGAAGTACCCCGGCCTTCCTATAGTCCAGGACGAGGCTGCGCGGAACGCGAGGACCTTCGTCCTTCAACAAGCCGACGCGCAGGCGAACGTGGAGAGTGATGCATTCCAAGGGCTCCTCGGCCAGATTCAAGCGGGGCAGATTGGGGATAAGCACTCCCTACTGGCCTCCTCTCCCGATGCGATCACAGCGTATAACTCCCTCCGCCCCTCCCAACAGAAGGCCATTGACGGTGCATTGCGGGTGACGGGAAACGAACTCACACCCCAGCGCCAGTCCAACATCGTGCAGGTTGAGGGCCTCTTGGCGAAGGCCAAGGCCGGAGACCCCTCCACCTTCCTCTCCACCGACCTCGCTTCCATCGACCTCCCGACCTCCTCGCGCCTCGCGTATGAGAAGGCCCAGCAGGATATCCGTAACAAGCCCGGCAACATCGATCCGCAGGCGAAGTATCTAAAGCAAACCATCCAGTCCCCCGAGTTCCGCTCGACCCTTAATGCCCTTAAGATTAAGCCCAACACCCCCGACTACTACCACCTCCTCGGGAGCGTGCAGGCGGAGAAGGAGGCGTGGGACGCAAGCAATCCGGGGAAGGTGCCGGATGCGAAGGCCCAGTTTGGCATCCTCGCCCGCGCGAGCGCACTAACTCCCCAACACAACGAGTTCCTGGGAATCAATCTTGGGAAGACCGAGCCCAAGGCCGCGTTCGCGGTGAGCGATGAGGAGGCCAAGGCCGCGACGGAGTATCTCACGGCCCACGGCCTCCCGGTGAACGAACTCAACGTCGCGCACCTCGTGCATGGGAACCGAATCATCCAACGGGAGCGCGCGGGTGGCCGATAAGTTCGACTTCGATGCGGTGTTGCAGCGGCAAGCGGCCTCTAGTGCGGCGCAGGGAGCGGGTATCTCTCCCGATGACGCGGTGTCGGCCCTCCGCACCCAACCCCTCACGGGCGTGCCCGCGAATGTGGGGATGGGGGACGCCTCCACGCTCGCTGCGCAGGCTCAACAGAAGCAGGATACGGCGGTCCTGGGGACTAGCGCCCCCGTCCGCTCCTTCGTCGCCAGCGATCCCGCGAAGGCCGCTGCGGTCTCCGGCGACTACGCGCCCCTTGCGCGCCTCGGCCAGATCACCTCCCAATTCATGGCCACGCGAGGGCATGATTTCATCCAGCCGTATAAGGAGTTCTTCGGAACCTACGGAACCTTGCTTCACGGAAGTGAGCAAGAGAAGCTTCAAGCCGCAGACCAACTCGGCATTCTCTACGCCGCACAGAAGCTCATCACCGAGCCGTTCTCCAATCTCCTTGCGGCTCCCACGGCGAAGGCGCTAACGAAGCTGAGCGGGGGGACGACGGATGAAGAGGAGCAACTCCGGCAGGGCCTCAATTTCGCGGCGTTCGCGGCGGCCCCCGCTTTGCGGCTGGGGCGCACTCCTACCACTCGCCCCCCAATCACCGATCTTGGCGAAGCGCAAATCGTTCGTCCCCCGCGTTTGCCCAACCCCAACGCGCCCGAGAGCGGCTTCACTGAGGCGCAGTTCGAGGACCTTCATCCGACCTCCTCCCCTGCCGCTGCCCAACTCCACTCCTTCCTCGCGAACGCGGACGCCGCGCATGTGGAGGCGATTCAAGAAGCAATCACCAACACCGCTACCCACTCCCGCGCTCCAGAACTCACGCAGGACTTCCTTGAAAATCACACCCTCGCCCACGGGCAGGAGGTGGCGATCCCCACGGATGTGGTGGCTAAGCTGTGGGACGAGGGGCACGAGGTCTTCGCCGCGCGGCAGGACGAAATCCAACAGGCGATGGCGACGGGGGGTGAGCTTCGCGTGCCCTTGTCCGAGTACCTAGTCGAGACGGCAGGTAAGCCCTTTGCAGAGGAGCTAAACAGTGCGACGCGGTTCCGTGAAGGAGGTGTTAGCCAAGAAGAGGCTAAAGAAATACGCCCGGATCAAGAAGTGGGAGAGGGAGCACCCGCTGGGGAACCAAGGCAAATCCAAGCCAAAGTCCCAGAGGATTTGGCCTCCCCTGACACCGAGGCCGCAGTCCGAACCATAGCGGCGAATGCGAGTCAAGCGGTCCAGCAAGTCTTCCGGGAGATGGGCCTCTCGCAACTCTTCCAAGACCCCAAAGCTCTCGGGCTCACCAAGGGCCAGATGGAGCGGTACTCCTCGATGGTTGAGGAGGCCCAAGCCGCGATCCACGACCGCATCTTGCAGAAGACCTACAACCAACTTCGGCGAGAGAGGACGCCGGAGTGGAAGGCGGAGGTGGAGGGCCAAGCTGCGCTCCTTATCCCTCAGATCGAGGCCCTCCCCGCCGTGCGGGCGATGCGCCAACTCTCCCAAACGGGCTTTAAGCTCGACCGGGACCTCGTGTCCAACTTCTTCCCAGAGCCCGCCTCGCGGTTGCCCTCTTCCGTCGTTCGCAACAATGGGAACCACCCCGATGAAGTTGCTGACTTCCTTGGATACTCTAGCGGAGGACAACTTGTATCCGACCTCGCGGATTTGGGTAGCGCCATCAAGGCCAGTGGGGCGCGGAACCTCAATGAGTTCGTTAAGCTCCAAGCCCAGCAAGCCGCGGAGGCCGCCGCCCGTTATCATCTCGGATACGACGTTTCTCCGGCCTCCCTCCTCGAAGCTGCGCGGGAAGAGATGGTGGCTCCTGAGATTGCTGACCTTCTGGCGGAGGACCTAAAGGGCTTCGCCGAAGCGAATGGGCTCCCGTTCTCGCGGGGGGATGTGGAGTACCTCGCGAAGGACGCGTTCGGCAAGTTGCCGGTGAAGGAGGCGATTAAGCCCAAGGAGTTCGCGGAACAGGTGCGGCGGGTGGGAAACCGGGCCGAGGCCGCTATCGCGGACGGGAACCCCATCAAAGCCTTCCAACTCAAGCAACAGCAGTTGATGCAGTACCTCCAAATGCGGGAGGCGTTCAAGTTCCAGAAGGAGTTCGCGCGGGCGGATAAGGGGATGCGGACGCTGGCGAAGAAGCCGGTGCATTCCCGGATGGATCAGACCACTCGCAATCACCTCCGGCTGATTGTGGAACAGATGGGCTACCCGCTGCGGCTAGGGAAGTTTGAACACCCGCTTGTACCTCTTAAGGGCCAGACCCTCTCGGACTTCGTGCGGGGGGCGACTGCGGATGGCCTCCCTCTCTACCAAACCTTCGTGCCCTCCCTCGCCCCCGACGGCATCCGCAACCTAAGCGTGGATGAGTTCCAGGACGTGGACTCGATGGTTAAAAGCCTCTCGCAATACGGCCGGGACCTCAAGACGGCGGTGGTGGATGGGAAGAAGGTCGCGCTCTCGGAGCTTGAGCAACAAGTCCGAGAGAACGCCACGGCTATTGGCCGCCCCTACACCGCAGGAGAGGCCCAGCTAGGGAAGGGTCCGGTGGAGTTGTCTTTGTCGCCAGAGGCGCGCCAGCGGATGATGCGGAAACTTGCCGGTGGGCTCGGTAGGTTTGCTCGCTCCCTCGGGGCTGCAACCACGCGTCCCGAGGTCCCCCTCTTCTGGTTGGATCGGGAACAGAACGGTCCGTTGATGCGGAGCATCGTGAATCCTCTCAACGCCGGGACCTACTACAAAGCGGAGAAGATCAAGGCTTTTTCCGACGCGTTCAAGGCGTTTGTGAAGGAGCAGCCGAAGGGATGGGTGGACTCCCTCTCCAACCGCGTGAATGTGCCGGAGTTGACGTATGGACGGGATGCGACGGGTACGCCGGTCCCCTGGCTTAACGACAAGGGTAATGTGATTCGCGCGGCTCTCCACTTCGGGACCGAGGATAACTTCGCCAACTTGGTTGAGGGCTTCGGCTGGGAGCCCCAAACCACAATCGACGTCATCAACCGTGAGATGACAGCGGCGGATTGGAAGTACGTGCAGTTCCTTTGGGATCAAGCGGATTCGCTGTGGCCCGAGGTGCAAGCACTCTATCGAGAGACGGTGGGTCTTGCCCCCCCAGAGGTCCCTGGCCATCCGGTTCCCACCACCACGGCGGGTACCCTACGAGGTAAATACTGGCACCTCGACTATGATTGGAACGCACTTGGAGAATACTCCACAGACGAAGGCCCCGTGCAAGTTCAGGACCCTATGGCTCTGGGCGAGAGTGAACTCTTCGGGAGCAAGTATCGGGTGGCCACTCCCCCTAATGGGAGCATTAAGCAGAGGACGGAGTTTCGCGGGCCACTCAATCTGGATCATGCCACCCTTCACCGGGAGTTGGAGTCCGTCATTCACGACCTCGCCTTTCGGCGACCCCTCATCCAAGCTACAAAAGTTCTCCGGCAACCTGGCGTCAGGAATGCCATTCGGGAGAGCCTCGGGCCGGAGTACCTCGCCTCCTTCAACGATTGGTTCCAACGCGTCGCGAGAAGTTCCTCCTACGACCAGACTGCATTGAGTGGAATGGCGGCGAAGGTACGGGGGTTGCGGAGAAGGTTCACTACCGTGCAGATTGGATACAACGTTCTGACGATGGCGCGGCACGGGGGGATCGCTCTCTCCCACATGACGGGGGAGGCGGGCTCGCACCTCGCCGGGGCTGTGGCAGACCTCCTACGCGATGGGGAGCATTGGCAAGAGTTCGTGGACAAGAACTCTGGGGAGGTGCGTAACACCCTCTTCTCCCTCGACCGGGATATTCGCGAGACCCTTGAGCAACATTTCGTTCGTGACGGGTTCGTGGGGGGCTGGAACTACCACGCGACCACGATGTTCGCGATCATCAAGCGAGTGGAGGCGCAGGCGACGTGGCTAGCAAAATACCGGGAGGTGTTTGAGGGTGGGGCAAGCCACGAAGATGCGGTAGCCCTGGCGGATAAAGCCGTGCGGGACACTCAGGGCTCGGGAACCGTGGTCAACCTCTCCGCGCTCCAATCTGGGGATGGCGGGCTCGGCGGAGAGGTGCTCAAACTCTTCAACATCTTCACCGCGTTTGAGAACACGGCGACCAACCGCGCGTGGACGATCATCCGACGGCAGCAGAAGATTGGGGAACAGCGGAAGCTCACGCGAGGCAAGCCCTCTGGCAGGGGTTTCGATGGTTTCGCGGATGCGGGGGATGCAGGAGCTCGGAGGGACTCCCTCCGCAATAACGCCCAACTCCTGGCCTTCTTCGTAATCCCCGCCGTGTTCCTCACCGCGTTGGATGAGGTGACGGGGAAGCATGGACAGACTTTCACCCAACGGCTCTTAGCGCACTTCATACAAGGGGCGTTGGGGGGGACTATCCCCGGAGGGAACATGCTCGCGGAACTCCCGACCGCCGTGCGAACCCACGGGCGGGACACGGGCGGGGACGATCCCGTGGTCTCGATGCTTAAGAGTGTGGGGGGCGCGGTTTCCGCTATCGCGGATAAGGTCCAGGGCAAACCTATCGCGGACCACAAGTGGGTCCAGCACTCCATCGAAACGGCAGGCTACACGATGGGACGGGAGGGAGTGGCGGTCAAACCTCTCGCCCGCGCGGGGCAGTTCGCATACGACAAATCCAAGGGCAAGACCCCACCGGGTCTTTGGAATGATCTGAGGGGCATCCTCTTCGGCTCCTCGGCGGTGAAGGAACAGGGCAACAAGTCAACCTCAGGGGCGCAATATAAATGACGATTTCCTCGCAGATCACGTCCATTGTCTACCCCGCGAATGGGGTTCAGACGGCGTGGAACTTCAACTTCCTCATCCCTAGCGATAGCGCGGGTAACGCGTTAGTGCAAGTGTTGGTGGAGAACTCGGATGGAACCTCCGCGATTCTCGTCCCCTCCTCCTACTCCATCTCGGGCGTGGACAATCCGACGGGCGGGACGGTGGTGTATCCCCTCACGGGCTCTCCGCTCCAAAGCGGCCAAACCATCGTTATCATGCGCGCGGTGCCGTACACGCAACTCACCGCCGTGAGCGATCAAGCTTTCTTCCCCCACACCGTCGAAGATGTGGCTGACTGGCTCACGATGCAGACCCAGCAACTAGCGGAGGTGGATGCGCGGGCGCTTCAATTTCGGCCGGGGGATGCGGGTGTTGGATTCCTCCCTCCGGTAAACCTACGGAAGGGATTGGTGCTGGGGTTCGATGCGACTACCGGCGCTCCAGTTGCGGTTGCTAGTGGTGGAGGTGGTGGGGGCTCCTCAGCGTGGTCCGCGCTGACGGGGGTGCCGAACATCATCTCTGCCATCGACGTCCTCACGCCCGCGAGCGGGCAGATTGTTGAGTTCCTCTCGGGCACGACTGCGCACATGATCGCTACGCCATCATTCGCGCAGAACTTCTCCTTTGCGGCGTTGACGGGGGTTCCAGGGAGCATCTCATCCCTAGCGGCCGGCATTCCCGCAAGTGGACAAATTTGGGAATACCTTGGACCCTCCTCCGGCCACTTCATCGCCACGCCGAGCGGCGGAGGAGGGGGCGGCAACGTGAGCGGGCCGGGCTCCGCAACGGTGGGGCACTTGGTAACATGGAATAGCGGGGCGGGGACGCTGATCGCGGACTCGGGGTGCCTACCAAGCGCCAACGGCTACTCCCTCATCTCCGCCGCGAACTACGCAGCGATGCGGGGATTGCTGGGGATCGGAGCGTTAGGGCTCCTCGGGGACCTTTCCACAGTTCTCCTCGCTGGGGCGGGCCTCGCGATTAACACCACGGCAGGGGTGAGTACGCTCTCGGTGAGTTCCACACCCTCCGCGAATACCTGGGACCCGGCGAATAAGAGCGCGAATATCACGCTATCGGGGGGGAACCAAACGGCCACGGCAACCTCTTCGGCAGCGTTCAACGGCGTACGGGGTACCCAAAGCAAAAACGGATTGAAGGTCTATTTCGAGGTAACGATCACTCCCACCTCGTTCCTAGATGATACATTCGTGGGGTGCCAACCTTCCGGGGTGTTGGTTACAGGGACCGTGCCCGGCGGTCAAGGAGGATCGAACCTTGGGTGGGCGGTTTCTGACTCTGGGGTGGTGTTTGCAGTGGGGGGGAACTACCACGCGGTGCAGGGAAGCACCAACTGGACCGCGGGTCCCCGCGCATTGACGTGGCAGATCGCTGTGGACATGGCGGCTGCGAAGGTGTGGGTCAAGCCGGTCTCTGGAACGGGGAGCACCAAGTGGAATAATATCACGGGAGCCGATCCGGCAACGGGTGCCGGGGGGCTGGCGTTCAACTCTGGGACGGACTTCTTCACTTGGGCGGGTCTCTCGATTGATGGGGCTACAGCGAGCGCGGTGAGCAATACGGGGGGGTCCTCGTTCTTGGGATCGATTCCAACGGGCTTCACAGCGTGGGATAGCGCGGCGGCCACCCCTGGCGTGACAACCGTTAACGGGCGGGCTGGGGCGGTGTCCCTCACTGGAACCGATGTATCTACGGGCCTCGGTGCGGTGTTGAATAACGGGACCACCGGCAAGCTCGCGGCGGGAACCGGCGTTACCTTCTCCTACAATGGGGGAACGGATGTGCTCACCATCTCCGCGCCGGGGGGTGGGAGTGGAGTGAGTTCCTTCAACGGACGTAGCGGAGCGGTGAGCTTTGGGGCCGGGGATGTTGCTCCGGTGCTCTCTGCGGGGAGTGGGATCACTCTCAATAACCTCGGCGCGACGGTGCAGATCAGCGCCACGGGTGGGGGTGGGGGCGGAGTCCCTATCAACTACAACGGCGCGGCGGAGAACTCGATCACGACCGCACAGAGTGCCACCACTAACACCACGAACCTGAATAACCTCATCTCGACACTGAACACGGCGGGGGGCGGGACCATTTGGATCAACGGCTCTGGCGCGTATAACATCAACGGCACGATCAACCTCAAGTCCAACGTGAATATCATCATGGACGCGGGAGCGTGGCTGACGTGGACCGGCGCGGCGGGAGGGACGATGGTCGCCTCCTCGATTACCGCGGTTCTCGTCAACTGCACGTTGCGGCTGAACTTGGATGAGGGAACCTCCTTCACCGGCACCGCCTTCTTCCTCCACTCAGCGCAGTACAACGATATCATTGTGGAGGCGCAGGGCTTCAATTCCGGCTCGATCTTCGCGCAGATTTGGGCGGACTCGACGGCAGGGGAGCACCCACATGGGGGTAGGAATACGGTCTTTAACCGCTTCACCTTCCGCCACCACGGCCAGTGCCAGTATGGGATCATCATCAACGGGCTCACCTCCGGGTTTGGGGGGCAGGCGCAGGGGGTCACGGACAACGAGTTCCGGTCCTGCCAGTTCAACGACGTGGTGTTCCGAGGTATCAAGATCAACGAGTGGGCCGACACGAACACGTTCTCGGGGAATACCTACGCGGGGCTCTCCGGCTTGAACGGCATCGGCCTCGTCATTAACGAAGGGAGGACGAATAACTACTCAGTCTACAATACGGTGTTCCAGCACTTCGCAATCGACACGTTCGGAACCGGCCTCAACCGGAAGGGCGTGGTGCTGTTTGAGAGCAAGATGATTGTGATTAACCAGTACTTCCAAGACCCGCAAGCTGAGGCGGGGGCGTTTACCAACACGGCGGGGCTCAGCTACCTCATCAACATGTGTGACCCCGGCGCGAATACGATGACTCAGCATTACCTGGGGTGGACTTCCGCTACCCCGTAGCCCAAGGAGAAAGACTATGGCGATGAACGTTGACGATGAAATGGCCAAGTTGGTCGGGAGGCAAATCACTACGGTGGTGACGCTTCAGTGCCAACTCGGCGCGGTGAGTGAACAACTCGCCATATGCCAACAGGACTTGGCGAAGGCCAACGAAGACAAGGAGGCCGTGAGTAAGCAGCTAGAGGAGGTGCAGAAGGAGTTGGAGGACCTCAAGAACCCTCCGGTGGAGGCGATAGCAGGGCGGGCGCACCCACTTGACACGGCTCCGCCCACCCCTGTGGACGGTGCCCCGTGAACGCGGCGACCTATACAGTGGACCTCACCCCGCTAGTGACGCAGGTTATCGCGCCGCTAGCGGTGGCGGTCCTCACGCCTCTCGTCTCCTGGGTGTGTTGGAAGGTGCTCGAACTCCTCCACATCAAGGTCGATCAGGCGCAGGCCCAGACGTTGGAGACCGCGATCCAAAGCGGGATCAACTTCGCGGTGAGCAAGGCGGAAGACCTCAGTGAGCCATACTCCAAGGTCCAGGTGAAATCATTCGTGGTGAAGACCGCCGCGAATTATGTGCTACCGAAGGTGCCGGGGGCGCTAGCCAAACTCGGAGTGACTCCCGAAGGTTTGGAGCAACGCATCGAGGCCCGTTTACCCCCGATCCCCAACGCGAACGTTTTAACCGGCGGGGCCGACGAAGCCCCCCATTGAGAGAAGGAGAAAGCCCATGAAGACTTTGATGTTGTTGGTCGCTACGGCGGTTGCGCTGGGAGGGTGCGCGTCCCTCCCGAAGGTGGACCCCGCGACCATCAAGGCCGCTAGCGACGCGTTCATCGCGAACGGGTGCCGGGGTTCGGCGTCGTTCTCGGCGGGGGGAGCGACCGCTGCGGGGGCCTCGCCGGGCTCCGCACATGCGGAGTTCACCTTGGCGGGGGCGTGCGATCCGGCGAACGCCCCGCACCCCACACCGCCTACTCCTCAGCCAGTGGCCCCCGCTCCGTAGCTCTGCCGGGGGCTCACAGTGAAAGAGAGTACGGTTATTGTGGCCCTCTTGGGGCTTGTGGGTACGCTCGCAGCAGCGTTCATTGGGGCGTGGGCGACGATGCGAGCGCGCTCCAAGAACGGACCGGCGGCTACACAAGGCGCGATTAACGACGGGTTCACACGGCTTAGTGACGCCCAAGAGGCTCGGATCAAGAAGCTTGAGGACGATCATCGGGAGTGCGAGGCGCGGCACTTGGTTCTTGAGGGGGAGATGCGCGCGCTTCGACAGTATGTGAGGAGTTTAGTGAACATCCTCAGGCGCTACGGGATTCCTTTCCCGCCGAACAGGTGGGTGGATGAGCCCCCGATGATCGAGTTGCCCGCCCCCGCGCGGGAGAATGAGGATTCTTCCTGACGACGTTTGCCCGACGACAGGGAGTTACTTGGGGGGGTTGGCTTTGGCCGCCTCCCTTTCTTTTGCGCGGCGCGTGCGGAAGACAGACCATGGTTCGGTGAGGGAGGAAGCGGTGTACGTTAGGGGGCCATGGCGGTCGGGGTGGCCTTTGCGTTCTTTATCGAGACGGAAACGGTTCTTACCGAGGATGTGGCGATCCCAGATACCTATGGCGCGGTTGCGTGTGATACCAAGTTCCTTGGCGATCTTGGCGAAGGAGAGAGGGCGCAGAGTCGCGATCTTCTGCGCAAGGATACGGTTCTCAGCCTTCCACGGCATCGGGGTCGTCCTCTTGGGGCAAAGAACCCAAGCGCAGCAGCATCGCGCGGCGGATCACGGGGTCGAACTCCGCGAGGCGAATCATAGCGTGGGAGGGAGGGGGGAGGTCGGAGAATGGGACCACAACTTTCTCCTCTGGCACTTTATCCTTCCCGACATAGCGCCTCTTCTGTTGCACCTTGTTCCTTGCGCGGATGGTGGTGATGGTGCCGTAGGGGAGGTGGGTGCGATGTTGGATTTCGCAAGGCGGGAAGCCTTCGCGCGAGAGGCGAACCACCTCGGCTTCGATTTCGGGAGGAGTGCGGCGGCTCATCAGAACATCGCCGGGGTTTGGCCGTTCATGGCCATTGGGATGAACTCGGCGTCGTTACCCTCAGTCCCCGCCACGCGGCGGAAGAAATCGGCTGCGATTGCCACTTGGACGATTCGCTCGATAGAGTGGGAGGCCACGCGGGAATGGAGGAACTCGTAGAGCACGCTAATGTGAACGGGTTTCTTGGACTTGACGTGCAGGAGCCAACAGTGGTTGCGCAACTCCTCGTGGATTTGCCCGTCCTCGTGGGACACCATGTCCTTAAAGATTTCAGGCATCTCGCGCTCGGCGCACTTAAGCCAGGAGAGGGCGGTGTGGAAGTCCTCCTCTTGCACGTCGGGGCGTTCGTCGGAGAGGGCAGCTATCATGCAAAGTTTCCCTAAATGGAGCCAGCGGCGTGTGACGTAGTGGGTGAGACGGTTATGGAGGGGCGCACCGTTCTTTTGGTTCAGGCGGAAGTCGTGGAGAAGGCGTTGGGCTTCGGGGGTCCAGATCATGGGGCCGACCCTCTCTCCCAGACGGCGGAGGCCAACGAGTAGCTCCTCCTGCACTTTGTCGTCCACCGGGATTTCATCGAACATATTGACGGGGATGATTTCGTCGGCGGAGTAGACCATAATCACGCGGGCCATAAAACCCGAGCCCCACATCTCGTTGGAGATTGTGTGCCCTAGGTTGTGGGTCGCGGTGCCCATGATGAAGGAGATGCCGGGGGCCACGATGGCTTCGCCTTTATTGTGCGTGCGCTTCTTCTCCTCGTTCACGGCGGGGCAGTCGAAGAGGTCGGTGAGTAGGCCGGTGAGTTCGAAATCATACTTCGACATAAAGTTGGCCAGTTCGCGGATGGAGAGGGTGAGGAAGTGGTAGTCGAAAGGGCGGCCATTGAGGAGGACGCCTTTGGCGGCTTCGTTGAGAGCATCGAGGAGGGCTTGCTTGGAGAGGTCGTTGGGGGCTACGGTGACGGAGCCGCTTTTGCGGAGGAGTTCGGAGATGGGTTCGATGGCTTGCGTTTTTCCTACTCCCGGAGGCCCGACAAGAAACACGAACACGTTGGGATAAAGTTTGTTTCGTCCAAAGTTGGTCCACACCCGCCGTTCGACAGCAGCGCCAACTGCATGTATGGCCGCCCACAAGCGGAACACGTAAGGTGTGGGGAGGTCCTTAGTATAAGACAGAGCGAGGTCAACAAGTCCGCTAGCTCCTGGCGGTAGTTCTGCGGGTTCATCATCTTCCTCCAAAAGCGCGTGGGACTGGTCGAGAGAGCCAATCACCAAGCCGGGGGTGGGCGGGGTCGATACGGGCGCGGTTGTCTCCTCCGCTCCATTTAGTGAGTCCATCTGGATTGCCGTCCTCAAAGGTCCAATTTGCCCTGTTGGGGTCTTTGTCTTTGTAGCCCCAATTGAACCCGGTGACGAACTCTCCGGGGATGGTGACTGCAAGCTCCTCCGCGCCCCTGCGGAAGATGAGTGGCGTGCGCTCGAACTCAGAGTTCACTTGGTCAATCACGTAGGGCAGGTTGGACTCACTGAGGGTGGCGGGGTATTTAGTCTGGAATAGAAAGGCGTCGTGGTTTTGGAGGAGGAGTTGGATGGGGAGGTGGTTGGGGTGGATGGGAGAGAGCAGGGTGCGCTCCCAACAGCGGTAGAGGATTAGGTTGAGGAGTTTGGCTACGGTGCCTTGCGGAACGCACGCGATGGCTTCGCGGATGGTGGAGTCCTCCCACGGGCGGGAGAAGAACCAACGGCGGGTTCCTAGTGGGGTGTCGAGATACTGATGCGCCAATAGCTGTTCTTTGACCCAAGCGTGCCATCCCCGAAGGGCAGGGAACGCAAGGAAATATCGACGTTGGAAGTCCTCCACAACATCCCGAGGTATTCCCACAGCCGCGGCAATGCCGAAAGAGGAACCGTTATAGTTTGAACCATGCCCGATTCGCTTAGCCACGTCTCTATATGACATGCCGAGGGCAGGATAAGGCTGATCTGCAATTCCACGGTTGGCTTTTGGGTCATCGGTCCATCCTAGTTCGGGCCATGCCATGCGGCAGACTTGAGTGTGGAGGTCGCCACTTAGTATAGCGTCCAGGTAGTCACGGTTCCCTGTGCATTGCCAAACGAGTCCGGCAACGACGTAACTCTCGGCTTGTTCAAGGTCGGTTGAGACCATGATGTAGCCGTCGTCGGCGCAGAACATCCGGCGCATGGAGTGGGTGATATTTTGGAGGTTGGTACCTCGCCCGAAAGCATTAGATGAGCTAGACCATCGCCAGTTCTCTGTGCCTGCGACGTTGTAGGAGCAGGACATCCGGTTGCCCGGTTCCAATGGCGCGCGAAGGAGTTGGAGAGATTTGTCACAGTCGCGGATGGTAAGGATGAGGCTAACAAAAGGAGCAGCAATCCGAACAGGATAAACGTTAGGATCGCGAGGAGAGATGCCCGGCCCTTTCGTGCGTTGCTCAGCCCACTTGCGGAGGGCTTTGTCGTTGGTGGTGGGGGTGCGCTCGCGGCCTGTGGAAGTTTTGCGGACTTCGTATTCGACGGCTCGTTGTAGAGCTCCGTTGAAGAACGCGAGGCATTGCTTTCCTGACCCGGCATTGAGGCCACGAGGGCGAACTCGCAAGGCTTCGGTGCGTACCGAACGAAAGCGGGGCGCAAGCGGCTGGCCTCGCTTGCCGATAGGGGTGTATAATTCACGACTCCGAGTGACTTCAATGTACTCCTCGGGTCCCCATACAGCGTCTGCGAGTTGGTCGAGGAGGGCTTGGGCTTTGTCGCGTGTGGCTTGGATGCGGGAGGTTTCATCTTGCCGGACCTTCGTGTTGATACAGACGCCACGGCGCATCATGGCGAGGGCGGGGCCTTGCATGGCGCGGGTGAAGTGGTAGGCGGTTTGGGCGGTGCCCGAGTTGTCCCCCGCGATCTTCTCGCGAAGCGCGTGGTGAACGCGGAGGGTGACGGCGGAGTCAAGGGCGTTGTAGGCGGAGTGGGTCTCGTCCACGGAGAGGGAGATGGAGTGCTTCCCGTGGAGGATATCGTAGAGGTCGCGGGATTGAACCTTTAGGGCCATTGGACTTCACTCCCCCCGTTCCAGAGGAACTCCCCCGCCAAACGCCACTCGGGCCAGTAGCCTAAGATGGTGTGGCCGTGAACGCGCCAGCAACTAATACGGATCGGCGCGAGGAGGTTAGCACGCGCGGCCTCGCGCAGCATAGGCGGCACATTGTCGCGGGGGCAGTTGGGGGACCACTCGACGCAGGTCACCACGCCAACGACGTCTGTGAGGATTAGGAGGTCACGCACGGTGGAACTCATCTAGGAGGGTTTCGAGGGACTCGGTGATGCGGCGGATTCGCATGGCTACAGAGTTTCGACGCGAGGTGTCGGCTAGCTCCTGCGCCACGTCGGGGTTAGTGGCGATTACCTCAAGAGTAGTGAACCGTTGGTTGCAGCCGGTGCAAACCCTGCGGCGTCGGATGCCGTGCTCATTCGGGCGGGAGTCCTTGACCTCGCTGGTGGGGTGATTGCAGGAAGGACAGTGGAGGCCGAGGTGTGCCATTTTTAATCATCCCTCTTTAGCTGTTCCTCACGCCGGAAAGTCCTCATGTTCTTCCAGCTACTTACGTTACAGTAGATTGAGCCTAAGAAGCCGAGACCCTTACGGAGTTCGGTGTAGAGGGAGTGGTGGGCGATCATGGTGTCTTCGGAGCAAGCGCGGGGGGTGCAGATGTGGGCGAGGTATTGGAGGTCGTAGAGCCCGTTCTGGAAGATTTTCACGAGGTCCCGCCTCTCCATCCATTTGCGGACGAACGACCACGCTTGGGCTTCGGTGGAGGGAGTCGGCCAATAGTTAGGGCTAGGTCCCTCAATCCAGAACGGTATAGCAAGCACAATCGAGGGATCGGGTGAGAAGCTAATCGCGGTAATCTGCCCACGCTTAGTCTCGATGTCAGCGGCACACTCCTGCGCTCTTTCCATGTAACGAGCGTCAAAATCCACCAAATCTTCAAGAGTGGGATTGAGCCAGAGTTCAGTATTGTCAAACGTGAACTCGGGCGTGTGTGACTCCGCAAGGCACTTCTCCAAATCCGCGAGGACGATGACGCGCTGGTCCCATTGGCGGAGGACTAGGGCGGGGTGGAAGGTTGGGAGGACCTTTAGGGGGCGTTGGAGTTCCATCAAATGGGCGACTTGGACGGAGCCCCGGATGGAGGTGATACCAGTGCCCAGCCCGAGTGCCCAAGTGGCGGTGTTCCCCAGCGCAAGTACCACGTTAGGCCGGACGGCGGCAATCTCGCGATACACGCGCTCCAACTCAGGGAGAAATTCAGGCCGAAGGTAGGTGATGGGGTTAGAGGTAAGCGGGCCGTAAGACTTGGTTTCCTCGGTTGGGTCGGGTTGGCCGTAGAGCGCGAGGTTGTTGTCAGCAGGGCGGCGCGAGAAGACGTTGGCCTTGTAGCATTCATCGAGGGAGATTCCTACGGTGGAGAGCATACGGCGGAGTTCTTGGCCGCTTGGGCCGACTAGGGGGACGCCGCGTTCGACCTCCTTCTCGCCGGGTGCTTCCGCGAGGATGAAGATGCGCGCGTTGGAGGGGCCAACGGAGGGGACGGGGACGGAGAACATCACGTCGCCTGACAGATGATCTTTTTGAGCCAGGACGGGAGGAGGAAAAAGGACCAATGTTCCTTGACGGAACGGAGGTCGGTCGTAAGATGTTCCACTACATCCCGTTCTTCCGAAAGGTCAAGGCGAAGTTGCTCCTCCCGGCGTAGAGCCTCTTTGTAGAGTTCTACAGCATCGATCCATTTGTAGCGGGTGACGAGGTATTTCTGGCCGAGGGAGAGCGCGGTCACTTTCCAGTCGGGCTTTGTGCCGTGCATAAGAGGGGCGACGGTGACGCGCGGAACCGTTGGCTTGCTTGTGTCTAGGAATCCACTCTCGTGAGCTTTGTAGATGAAATCAATTCGGACTTCTACATCCTTCTCAGGAGGACCAATACGAAAGTTCTTGGTATCATCTGTTGGAAAATCAGAATTTCCGTTGGACATGTTTACCTTCCTTGACATAGCTACGAATCCGGGCGCGGAGAAGAAGCCTACGCCTGTGTGCGATAGCACTCTTTCGGCAACGCTCTGCAAGTTCAAGAGTTTCTTCAACGTCTCGAAGCTCTGCGAGTTCGCGCGCGTCTAGCTTGTCAAGGTAAGGGGGATCACCCCGTCTAACGTGTGTCATAACAACCCCGACCTTTCGTTTGGGAGAGGGGATGAGCTTCGGCGCTCGTTGCTCGTGGGAGTGAGCTAAGCTACCGTGGCCCGCATACTGCCGAAGTTTTCGCGGAGTTCATCCCCTCACCAAAGCGAAGGTAGCGCAGCGCGCCACTCCAACCACTTTAGGGCTTATCCCAAGGCAGGTTGCGCCAAGCTTTCGCCGCTAGGTGGGCGGCAACACCTTCTTGATGTTGGTGAAGAACTGACCCTCCTCCTGGCCGGGGCGCGGATCGTTCCACACCTTGACCGAGGAGCCCTTCATGGCGTCGAGCATGTCGGGGAGGGCGAGGCCCTTAACGCTGACGCCGCAGGTGTCTTCCGCGAGGCGGCGTAGCATGACGAGTCCCGCCTTGTCCGCGTCGTTCAGGCGGTAGTCCTTCGTGACCACCTTGCCGACCTCGGAGCCTTCGGAGAAGTCGGCTGGGAATTCTACGTCGTCGTCGGCCGCGGTGATCTTGAAGGAGACCTCGATAACGGGAGTCTTCGGGCCGCCGTTGGCCTTGTCATAGTCCCGCTCCGCGCCCTTCCAGCCCTGCACGTCCGCGTGGTAGTGGCCGCCGGGGAGGGAGGGAATGGACTTCGGAATGGAGTCGACTTCGACGCCGAGGTACTTGGAGAAATCGAGTGCCATGTGTTTTCCTTTCAGATGAGCACTAGGTGGGCGAGGAACCGAGGATGTCGCGGAAGAGTTCGGCGAGTCCGGTTTCGATTCCGTATTCGGGTTTGACCCCGAATGGGTTTGAGGTTTTGACCTCGATAATTCCTTGGGGCTGGGTGGATATGACGCGCTTGGCAGCGGGGCCGGAGCCCTTCGTCCGCGAGAGGACGACGGTGTTGAAGAACTTGCCGATGTCTTTGGAGATTTGTTGGCCTTTGGCATTAGGGAGACCTCGGAGGATTTCAGCGTCAGCGTCGTTCGCGAGATAGCGGACGTGGGTGTTGACGATGAGGTTGAAGGGGGCGTTGGAGCCGGAGATGGCGTCTATGAAGAGGAGGACGGAGTCGGCCATCCAACCGTAGTCGTTCTGTTGGGGGCGTTGGTTTAGGCGACCTCCTAGGACTAGGGCCTCGTTGAACGCGGCGGAGGACATGGAGGTGAGGGTGTCGATGACTACGATGTCGGAGGAGGTGAAGGAGTTCGCTCCCCATTTCTCTAGCGTGATGCCTGCGGATTTCCACGCGGTCATGGGGGGTTTGAGGCGGGGGACACCGTTTGTCATCGACACGGGGTCCTCAAGCGTCTCGTATGTCACACGGGCGAGGGCCTCTTTGTCGTCGGCCAAGGCAGCGGCCAGGATGTCCAAGCCGTTGTCAAAGTCGAGAATCCACAGGCGGTAGCTAGCCTTGGCGAGGGAGGCCAACGCGCCGGTTTTGCCTGTTCCGCTCTCACCGATGTTGATGAGGCGGACGATGGAGGTGCGGGGGTGTTCAGTAAGGGAGGGCAAGCTAGTGCTCCCGCGAGGGGGTGATGATCTTATGGTTCCCAAGGCCGGGGAGGTCGGGTTCCTCCTCTAACACCACCCGCGTCAGAGCGACGGTAACGATCATGATGTCGTTCTCGGCGGTGAGCATTCCGGCGAACTCGGCGCGCGGGAGCTTGAGGTCCCACTTCCCGTCATCGGAACGGAGGCGGATGAAGGGAGAGCCGGTTGCGCCAACGATGGATTCGTACACGCGGAGTTGGAGACCCTTGGTGGCGTGGCCAACGGTTAGGCGGGTTTGGGGCATCAGTAGCGATTCCATGGCTTGAAGTTGATGAGGGTTTGGGGGTCGAAGAGGTCCCAATTCCCGGTGAAGGTAAGGGCACGGTCGTCAATGGTGAGGAACGCGGGGGGCTTCTCACTCATGTACTCGATGGTGAGGACAGGCTTCTCTCCTTCGCGGTCTCCCCACCACGCGGTCATCTTTTCCAACATCCATTGACTCATCGCAATACGCGCCTCGCGCGAGGATGAGCGGGAGGAATAGAGGACTAGGTGGAAGAGTTTGGAGGCTTCGATGGCCCACTCCCAGAAGCCGTCGGTGACTTCATCACGGATTTCCTCGGGGAAAGTCCAGCGGGAGGTGTAGGTGTGGATCACTCCGTCGAAATCGAGACAGAGGATAGGCTTGTTGTCAGGATTTAGGGGGTTATCCGGGAAGTTGGACATGGGGGAGCTTTCTCAGGCAGGAGGGGCAAGTTGGGAGTTGGGTTGGGGAAAAACGCACGACGAACGGGACGGCACAGAGGTGGTATGTGCGACCGAGGAGAGTGAGGGGGTGGTGGGTCATCTACTCACCCTTCCTGTACGGGGGGAGATAGGGCGGCAACCGCCCTCTTTTATGAGGTGACAGACGCGCCAGACCGCCTCGGCTTCAGGCTCCCTCACCATAGGGGAGCGGAGGGCTTGGAGACGGCGAGCTTCTTCGATCAGCGCAAGAACCATGGCGGGGGAGCAGGCGATCACCGCTCGGCAAGCGCGCTCCATGGCGTCGAGGTCTAGCGGCTCAGCCATGATCTTCTCCTGAAGGGGTAGGGAGGGCGATCAGGGCGCGGAGGAGGGTCGTCGCTTCGTCAAGCAACGGTCTTGGCTTCGTCGCGTAAGTGCCCTTCGGGTCGTGCCAATCGAGGGCGAGCTGACCGATGCTCGGTTCGTCCAGAGCCGCAATCACCTTCTCGACTCGGGCCAGTAGGTTGGGGAGGTTGGGGGAGGGGGTCATCTTCTCTTCGGTCATGGCTTCCATCCGTAACGGCGTAGGTCAGCGAAAATCTCGTCGGCGCATTCGAGGAAGTCTCGCCGTTGATGCTCCGGCATCGTCTCCCACCGGGTCGGCGGATACGGGAAGAACGCCTCTTGGATGATGCGGGCGACCGCTTCCCGGTGATCGCGAATCTCGCCAACCACCTTCGGCGACAGTTGCTTGCCGCTCGTCTTCTCTTCGGGGATCATGAGGGTTCTCCTGGGGGATTGGGAGACGCATAGGCCACGATGTCGTAGCTCGCGCCGAGGAAGTGCGGCCACTCCCAGCCGGCCAGATCTCCAGCTTTGCAGGCCCCCGTCTGGCCGCGACGATTGCGCCACATCACGAGTTGCCCCGGAGGAAGCGGGCACTCGCCGCCGCGCCAGTTTGTCCATCCAACAGAACTCTGTTCCGATGATGCGGGCGAATGAGGGGTCTTGCTGGAAGGGGGTTCATCTTGGGCCAAGACTGACCGTGCGGCGGTGTCCGAAGCCGAGAGGAAAAGGATTTCTCGGGCAGCCTCGCGCAGGGACATGCTGCTTGTGCCGCGATGTGTCTTTTCGATGATCGCCGCCACCGCGTCCTCGGTCATTGCTGGCCCTTCCGGCGCTTGAGCGATTGGAACGCGGCCCATTGCTCATCGAACTCTTCGCGGGTGAGTTCTGGGTTGGCCTTGCGCGCGACCGCGAACCATTCATCGGCGTCGAGCTCGTCTAGGCGAGTAGAAGGCTCGGCCTCTGGGGGAGCGAGGCTATGGTCCCTCGTCCCCGCACGTTCAGCACCAGATGAACCCGTCATCTTTTCTCTCTCTTCACTTCCCATGGGGAGGGTCCTTTGGGGCGGGGGTCATGACCCGCGCGGCTTCGGTTAGCCGGTCCCACGCTTGGTCGATTGTCGGGGCGGCGACGGAGACGCTCGTCCCGTCATCAAGTTGCACCTCGATGAATTGTTGGCCCCGAAAGCGTCCCGGCACCCGTAGCCTTAGGACCTCGCGCGGAAAGAATAGGCGTTTGACGTACGACCATCCGCCATCGGCAATTCGCTCGTTCATTCACCCTTCTCCTTCCAAGGGGGAGTGGGGAGGGCCTTTATTTCCTTCGGCGTAAGAGCGCCAATTCCTGCGGCTATTCCGATCCCTCCGAGTGCCCAGGGGAATAAAATATCACCCGCTTCATGAACTCTGAGAGCCATCATTATGAAAGGAGGCAAGCAGTACCCGGCGATTAAAGCGAAAAGTGTTCTCATAACTTCACCTCCTCCACCACCGTCGAGCGCCGGAATTGGGCTTGGAGGGTCCAGATCTGGAACTCCTCCACGTTGCCTTCGCGGAGAAGACGTTCGCCCTCCCGGTGGGCTTTTTCCTCGCCGGTGGTGGTGGGGGTTGCGGCGATCCACTTCCGCCCTTCGCGGTGACGGGGGATGGAGGGCGTGTCGAGGAAGTCTCCGTTGTGGGGCTCGAAGCGGTTGGAGGAGACTTCGCGGACGTAGAGGCGGGCGGTCATGCGTGGATTCCACAGAGGGTTCCGAGGGCGAAGCACGCGGCTCCGAAGATTAGGATGAGAAAGAATGTTCTGGACATCACTCGTACTCCCCAACGAGAAAGGAGAGGAGAGTTTCCACCACACGGAGGGCGACCGCGCCTTGGATTTCGGTGGGGTCGTTGGCGAGCGAGTTCTTCGCCACGCCGTGAACGGTGCGGAGGAAGTTCAAGCGCACCTCGCGGCAGTTGGGATCGCGGTCGGGGGAGGGCTTGTTAAACATCGCCACGGGTCTCCAAGGGGTTCCAGGGCTTGCGTTGGATGAAATCTTCGCGGAGCCAAGCGTCGCGGTGGGAGGGGCTCACGGCGCAGACCTTGCGGAACTCGCAGCCGAAACAGGCGCGGTCGTTGAGGGGGAAGAACCCGCGCAGCGCGTCCTCGCGGGCGCGAGTGATCCACACTTGGGCGTCGCGGGTCCACTCGTCTAGGACGGCTTGGGGGCGCGGGACGGGGAAGGTGGCGAAGCGGTTGAAGTTCACGCCCACTTGGCAGGCGCGGACGAGCACGCCTCGGATGGGGAGGGAGAGGACGACTTTTCCTGCAACGGTGTAGCCGGACATTTGGTTGTCGGGGGTGAAGGTTTGGCGGTAGTTCCCGTCGAGGGAGTTCTTGGTGGTTTTATCGTCCTTGACCCACATTTGGCCGTCGAACTCTACGACTTCATCGAAGTGGCCGCAATAGGAGACTTCTTCGCCGCCGAGTTCCATGAGGGGGAAGCTGAAGCTTAGCTCCGTAGCAGGCTTGCCGTTGGCGAGGATGAGGGTAGAGAAGGGGGTGCCTAATCGGTCCTCCACGTTCCACACGAGCGAGCGGATGAGGGTGTAGCGGTTTTTGAGGGAGGCGGCTTCGCCCTCGGGGAGCCAAGGAATCCAGCCCATCCCATCGTCTAAGCCATCTCCTCCGCAGCCGGAGAAGTCTCCGGTGTCGGGGACCTTCACCGCACCGTGACAGGTGGAACATACGCGTTGGCCGGAGTTCTCCAAGGCCCAACGGACCATCGTCAACGTCGCTTCGTCGTGCGAGGAGCCCGAGGCTTTCGCGTGTGCGTAGCGCTCAAGTGCTGCCGCGTAGAGACCGCCGAACTCTAGGTGGATTGAGCGGGTGCGGGTGGTCCAGTTAGAGAGGATGGTGTACTCGAAATACTTGGGGCACTTTTTGTACGCGCCGAGGGTTACCGAGTCCCACGCGAGGCGGAAGTTGGGGATGGTGGGGGAATAGGGAGAGGGGGCGACTTGTGTGGTCATGGCTTACGACTACCGGCTAGACCGCAGTAGCCTGTCCCGTAGTCTATGCTGAAAGGACCTTCTCCCGCTGTTTGTCCCCACCTCCACGCCATGCAGGTGGAGGCGATGCAGCGGGTCATCCACGGGTTCTTTCCTTCACCGCGATTAGCGGCAGGAAATCCATGCGTCTCGCCAACCCGCGCGAACGGACACCACTTCGTCTTGGCTTCGTCTTCGGTCATTGAATGTGTCCTACAATCCACGCAAACGTCCCTAAACCTGCGACAATTGTACAGCCTACGAATAGGAAAGGGGCAAGTAAGAGTATGGCCGAAATAATTAGTAACCATTTAACAATGTAGGTGGCCATCACAAATCATCCAACGAAATCTCGGACGTGGGTTTGTCCGCGAGTGCGGCGGCCTCGGGCGAGGCATCGTTGGAACTCTTCGCGCGCTTGGCCTTCCCGGCGAGGGCCTTCGCGGCCTCCTCGCTGGCGAAGACGGAGCGGCGGCGGCGGAGTTCCGTGATGAGGGCGAGGAGTTGGGCGTCCGTGAGCGTCAACGGGTCAGCGTCAAAGAGCTTCGTCACCGCATCGGGATCGGTGGAGAGGAGGGGGCTGGTCATTTCGGTTCGCTCCACAATTGACGCAAGGCTGAAAAGAGATTGGTTAGCGCGTCCTCGTCATCGGCTCGGTGGAGAGACGTTGAACGATAGCCGATCAAATCGGATAAAACAAAGTGAGCCAATTGGGCATCGGTCTTATTCCCATCCGCAATGACTTCTTGCCAGTTAAGCGGGGATCGTGACATCAACGGGCTCCTCGGTCTCCGCAACCTCTTCGCAGAGGCGGGGGAAGATGGGGACGAAAGCGCACGCGCTCCAAGCGGTGCCGCCAAAGGGCGTGGGGTCCTTGCCGGAAATGTGGATTCCGGTTTGGAGGCAGGAGGCTCCAGGGCCGTGGATGGAACAGAAGCCTCCGGTGTCCACACCTATGCAGAGGTATTGGCCGCCGAGCTTGAAGAGGCCGCAACGGTCGGGGCGGATGCACTCAACCCAATCTCCGACTTCGATGGGGCGCATTGGAGGTCTCCTTAGGCTTCTTGCCGAGCGCAGCGTTGATAGAAACTCTCAAGCTGCTCCATCACGTAAGGTTCGATGGCGATGGGCTCTTGGTTGGGGCCGGAGCCGTTGTCGGTCCAAACCCACACTTGGAAGCCGTCGTATCCGGCATACACGCTATCGCCAAGGTACGCGGTGCGGGAGAAAGGGGGAGGCGGCAAGGGAGGTCTCCGTGGCGGGGACAGCGGGGGATGGTGCCTTTGCGGCGGGGGCAGATGCGATTGCACTTAGGGCAGCGCATTGAGGGGTCCTAGTTGGGTGAGGGCTTGGGGCAGAGGGAGGCGGGGTTGGCGATCCGGCCCCTCACTCCGGGGGGCAGAGTTGCCCCAAGCCCTCGCTGAACTAGACCGCGCGAGGAGCGGAGAGGAGGGAAGGGACTTCGCCTTGGGGTGTTCCACGCCCCTTCCCTCTGGAACCCGCCCACCTAGAATCTATATAGACCCTGGATAGGGTCTATCCCGCCGCACTCCTCTGGAACTCAAGGCACGAGGGCATTTGGCGGGAGGTGGGGTTGCGGGGGAGGAGCTACGAAGCGGTCATCTCCCCCGATTGGGCACCGCCGCGAGCTTCGGCCTCAGCCCCTCCAGTGCGCTCCGGCACGGGACCGGATAGGGAGAGGGCGGTGAGGTTGGGGTCGAGTTCGCGGAGTTCGTCCGCGAGTTCCCGCTTGGCCCGGTTCTCTTGGGCCTGGGCGACCTTGCCGATGAGGAGTTCTTCGCGGTCGAGGATGGATTGGTACGCCTCCTCATCCACCTTGGAGGCGATCCAGCGGATGGTCTCGGAGGAGGAGAAATTCACGCGGGTGTCCACGGCTTCGACGCGGCCAACGGTGAAGCCCCAGCGGGTGTCGGTAGGGATGACCACGAGGTCGCCCTTGGCGATGGAGGGGTCGAAGGTCTTGAAGGACTTGATGTCAACGGGTTGGTCGGTCCCTTTGGAGGCATTCCGCACCCGGTCATAGGAGACCGAGATACAGCGGGGGCCGTTGTCGAGGAGGAAGGCGGCGAGGGAGGGATTGGCTAGGGACATTGGAGGGACTCCGTGGGGGGCTAGGGTTGAACGTTGGGCACGCTTAGTGGACAGAGCTTGTCTTCATCTTCGCGCGGAGTGCCGCTAGCGGCGATTGGCGTGCTTAACCCCTTGAGCGGAGCTAGGCCACTAATGAAGCGTGCTGCTGCGCCTGCCGGCGCTCCTTCCCGTTGACTTCCCTGGGGTTGAGGAATGAGGAGCATCAACGGAACTCGGGGGTGTGGGTGTTGGCGAGGATGTAGGAGTCAATGGCCTCGCGGGTGTAGCGGACGTTCTTGCCGCCGATCTTGACGTAGGAGGGGCCCTTGCCTGCGGAGCGCCACTTGGCGAGGGTCTCCGGCTCAATGCCGAGGATCGACGCGACCTCAGAGGGCGTCAGGAAGACCGGCGGCGGGTCGAGCTTGTCCATTGATCGGACTGTACGGGAAGCCAGAGGAATGGTCAAGGCCCAAGATCGGGTATGCCGTCCGGCCAGGACCCACTAGCCCTAGCGTGCGGTATCCAGCTACCGCTCTCCTGGCGGCGCTGGCGTGGAGGGCACCAAGCCCTGCCTCTCCAAGTGCTCACAGAACTTGTGCAGCACGTCCCGCGCGACCTCATTCACCCTGCCGGGGAAGAGAACCTCCAACAGCGCGAGGTCATCCGCCCGCATCCGCCAGTTGACGCGTTCCCAATCGAAGGGGAGGGGGGCGGGCATCCGGGCTCACCCCTCCTCGTTCTCGGGCGGACCCGGATTCACGATCCAAATGACGTTGATGTCACGGGGATCGGTTCGGGTAGAGAGGTGGGAGAGGTCGGGATCGCGGAGTTCACGTCGAGCACGGTGGAGGCGTTCCATCCCATCCGCGCGGTCGGAGACGCGCACCCAGATACCGGGCGGGTTCGCGTAGGCTTGGTACCACAGCATCTCGGGGGAGTGAGGGTGGAGGGTCTTTGGGCGCGGGGGCATCAGGCCGCGAGCCTCTGTCCGCCGTCCGACGCGAGGTAGAGGATGCGCCCCACAGGCTCCACGAGTTCGAGGATGCCTTGGAGGATGAGGGAGGGGGACGTAGCGCGGATCATCTGGCCATCGTAGATGACTTCATAGGTCCACTCCTCGCCGTCGTAGTCGTCCCAACGGGTGACGCTAGCGCCGAAGTGCTCTTGGATGAAATCGCGCACAGGAGCCTCCTTTGATTGGTCTCCTGCTTAAAGGGAAAGCCCCCCAGAGTTTCCTCCGGGGGGCTCCCACTTGCGCGGAAGTAGGTTTGCAGGCTGGGGGCCGGGTTGAACCTCTCCCGCGCCAGTACCGCTAGGCGGCTTGGGCGGCGGGAGCCGTCAGACCATCCAGCAGCGGGTCGGCGTCGGTGTCCGTGCCCTTGATCTGCGCGAGTTGCGCTTCGGCCTGGGCCTTGAACACGTCGTGCTTGGCCTTGATGTTCTCGCCGACGAGTTCCTCCCACTTGGACTTGTAGCCCTCGACGGTGGCAGGGGCCTTGTAGAACGGGCCGGGCGAGAGTTTCTTGGCCGCCAGCCGCGCCTTGATGTCCATGACGGAGAAGGTGCGGATGAGTTGGGAGACCGGGTCCGCGCCGCCGGAAGTGCCGGAACCGCGGTTGCTCTCGCCGAGGGTGTAGTTGGCGAAGACCTCGTTGAACTTGGCCTGCGGTTCCCAGTTGAGGTCCGCGAACGTCGCCGGAGCGGGCTTCTTCCCGGTCTCGTCCATCGGGCCGTCGTACTTCTTCGCCTTGAACGCCTTCGCGCGCTCGGTGTCGATGGTTTCCAGGGCGCGGCGGATGGCCCCGCCGAAGGCGTTGCCGGTCACGGTGGCGAGGACGGAGTTTGCCCACTTGGCCTCGTTGTCGGTGAGGGCTTGGCCCGAGGCGAAGTAGGTGGGGACCGCGATGTCATGCCCCGCGAACTTACGGGAGAGCGTGGGGTTGGAGGTGTTGATGGTGGGCATTTGGTTCTCTCTGAAAATGCGCGTGGGTGCGCGGGGTTGAACGCTTACGGGGGCAGAATGATCCCTCCGCGACTATAGTGTCAAGGGAAAAAGAAAGGCCCCGCGTGGGGGCCTTGGGAGTGGGAAACGTTGAGCGGGGCTAGAGGTCGTCTAGGGAGAAGCGCGAGGCGTCTAGCTGCGTCATGCGCCGGGCTTGGGCGGCCTCTTGCTCCTGGCGGTAGGCCAGGGTGCGGGCGGTCTCTTGCGCGGTCCTGGCGTGGGCCTGTGCGCGTTCGGCCGGGTTGAGGCTGGCGACCGTGCAGGGCTCCTCGCTAGAGAGCACGCGGCGGATAAAGCCGGGCTCGAAACGCTCGGCCCGGAGCATGGCGGCCAGGATCGCCGGGTCGGGGCTCTTGGCCTGGGGCGAGCCGTAGGCGTGCAGGCAGAACGCGTCGTCGGCGGGGAGATACAGGATGTAGGGGAACCCCGCGTTGAAGCCTCCGCCGAGGTTGCGGAGGCCCTTGCAGGAGGCGCGAAGGGTCATGATGTCTTCGGGGGTGAGGGTGTGGGGTTGGGTCATGAATGTAGCTCCTCATCGCCTAGCATACAACAACAAGAGCACAACCACCTAATCGCTCCTGAGGTTGTGCGGTAGCGTCGAAGTTCATTCGTGCAGAGGCATTCGCCGGGAGCGTGGTTTGTATATGGCCGCTCGGTCACGGCGTTGTAGGCGTAGAGGCGCTCGGGCTCTACATAAGCGGTTTCGGGACATTCGCACTTGATTGCCATTGGGTGGGCTCCTGAAATTGCCTCTGTCGCGAAATTAGGCGCGGTTGTCGGATAGAGGTGCGCCTCGCTGCGCCACAGAGGCAGGTGGTTTTATCGTTTCTCGATGTCGGAGGGCTTCCGGCCGCTACGAAGCACTTCGAGCAACCCGAGGGGCGTGAGGTTGCGAAAGCGCTTCACCCGCTTGCGAATGAGGGCTTGTTCGTCTGGGTTGAGGTCCGCCCACCGCACGCGGTTGATGTTGTAGCCGAGCAGGAGGACAGAGCCTCGGGGGTCGAAGGTGGTAGTGGTCATTGAGTTTTCTCCTTGAGGTACACGCGACCATCGTCGCCGAGAGAGGGGGTGAGGGGCGGGAAGGCGCGGGAGCGCTCGATCAGCGCGGGCCGGTTCAACGGCCAAGCCATGAAGGCATCAGCCGCGCCGTTACGCGCCCGCCAAAACTCGCGACCCATCATTCGCATCGTCGCGTCGTCGTATTCCCCGGTTAGGAACGACACGAAGACTTCGCAATCCCTCAGGATCGCCGCGAGGGTTTCGGGGGCGAGGTCAGAGAAGCCGAAACCACCCTGCCAGAACTCTTCGTCAGGCAGGCTCGCGAACATCGCCTCCACGTACCCTTGCGCGAAGGGGGAGAGGTCGGGCCAGCGGATCATGCCGCGCATAGCCGCGCCCATCGGATAGGTGACGGGACCAGCGACCGCGCCCGACGTGTCCAAGGCGAAAGTCTCTTTCATCGTTCAATCTCCTAGGCATTCAATGCTCCCCACGCATGGGCGCGCGTGGGGAGGGTTGAGGGTCTAGGCGAGAGCTTCTAGAGTCATGACGTAGAACGCTAGCTGCAACTGCGCCGCGTCCCGCCGGATGCGGTGCTGGGGCTCATACGCGCGGAGCACTAGGTCCCAATGCCCGCGTTGGATTTCCCAGAAGATGCGGAGGGCTTGGTTCATCATTGTGCCTTTTCTTCCTCGCGGTCTGCCACGCCTTCCCAATAGCCTTTGGCGTAAGCGTTGGGGTAGCTGCGGCCTAGTGGAGTGTGTGGGCCTCGCTCTTTCCCGTTCAACCCATCGCGCCAACCGCGCAAATACGCGCGCTTTTCGGAGGGCATGAAATAGTTTGGAGGGGATGCCGCCATTGCTAATCCTCCACACCGCACGCGCGTAGGAAGCGAGCGCGGTTGAAGTTGGGGTTTGTTCCCGCGAGAGCGTCGGCCATATCTTCGCAGATGCGACGCCCTTCCTCGCGCATGGTCCAGGGTCCCGTTGGGGAATTGGAGAAGCGCGAGATTGAGGCGCGGAGGGCTTCCGCAATCACTTCGAAGTGTCGCCTTTGCATGGTCATTGTGAGGTTCCTTCCTCGCAAGCGGGATGCTTGCAGCCCAAAGCCCGGCCACCTTACGGCTCCGGGCTAGGGCGCGTTGAGCGCGAACGGAGAGCGCGGGTTAGTCGCAAAGCTCTGGCTTGGGGAGCGAGCGTCCCGCGTTGAGACACGCAGCGATGTATTCCACCTCTTGCATGTGGAGGCGATGCGCGTGCGCTTGGTTGTCAGCGTATTCACACGTTCCCGGCTTGGTAACGTAGAACACCGGATTGCCGTTCTTGAAAATCCAGCCGGTTGTGTGGGCTTGATACATGGATGGCTCCTCCTACCCCAAAGCCTCCGCACGCGATGCGCCGGAGGCTAGTGGCGGGTTTTCCGCGTTGGGGGTTGGGGTTAGTCCAATTCCGCAAACTCGTCACTGTCTATGATGACTAACGCGGTTGAGAGCGGGCTCATGTGTTGATCCCAACAGATGCGGCGCGTTAGTTCGCAAGTATCCAGTTTCCAATCGTAGGTCGGCATCAATCGGCTGAGTTGCGCTGTGACACTCACGTTCCAAGCGTTAGAGCGCGACCACGATTTATCGTTCATGGGTTTGCCTCCTAAGTCCTAGCTACTAGTTCTCCTCCATTCCCTCCCCATTGTCAAACTCTAATTCCTCTCCCTCCAATTCGGCCAAGTCCACCACGGTTCCGAAGGCGGTCTCTCGCACGGCGCTACGTTGCTCCTCGCGCTTCCACGGTAGATATTGATGCAAGATGCGGTCTTCAAAGAACGCCTGATCATACTCCCGCACAAAGCGCGTCTCTTCCTCGTTCAGCGGCCAATACCAACCCTCCCCGTGGTTCTTGTGTGCGCGCTCCGCGAGGGTGAGGACCTTGATGAACAACGTGGCGAAGCGATGCGCGCGAGGGTCCTCAGTCTCCAGTGGCTCGCCCTTGGCGTTGGTAATCTCCAAGTCCGCGAGGGCCATGTAACCGGGCATGAAGACGAGCTTGTAACCCGCTCCGTTGGGCAGCACATGCTTGATGCACGCGATGTTGTCATAAGGCCCCTTCACGTTGGGGTCGCGTGCGAAGTAGCTCTCTCCGCTCGCTTGGATGCTCTTGCGGCGGGCCTTGGCCCTCATCGAACTGAAGGCGGCTTGCATCCCACGCAATGCGGCCTCGCAGCCCCTCAAATCGCGCTCAGGACTCACGCGAAACCACACATGAACCTCTTCGTTTGCCTCCAACGCTTGGTGCGCGATTTGGCGCACACGCTCTTGGGTTGGAGTGATGACGGCGGGAGCGGGCATGGGGGTTGGTCCTTTGCGCGTGGAGCCCCGAGGGGCCGATAGGCTGAAGGAGCATATCGCGTTAGCTTCCGGGGGTCCACCCGATCCTGGCCTCTGGGTTCTCGGAATGTTCCACCCATAAAAATCCCCCCGTGTCAAGCGAAGGGAAGTACCCTGGGCAGGGGGCTTACCAGCTAATGCGATACGCGCATGCGGCATATCGCTCCCTGGCGCGGAGTTCCCCTCAACGCAAAAGCCCCTCGCGGATGAGGCGAGGGGCTTGGGCGGCGCAGCTAGGTGGAGGAGCGTTTAGCCCCCGCGCGTGTTGAAGTCCTTGCGCGCTTTCTCCTCCTCATCGGGACCGAAGTAATGGCCCCAATAGGTCCCCTCAAACTCTTGCGTGTTGCGTTGCCACGTTGCCCAAGGCGTCACGCGGTTGTGAGGGAGATAGCACAGTATAATCTCAGCCGGAACGTTGCCGTCGCGTTGAGGGAGAGCGCGACGCGCAATGACGTGCTTGCCGCCGGGCAGAACCTCAAGAGTGTTGTAGTCGCTGATGACGGGCATGTGTGCCTCCGTTGATGCTACATAACTCTTACTCCCGCATCATTGGAGGTGTCAACAACTCTCTTGCGCTCGCCCCTCCACAACCCCACGAGACGCGGACAAAGGAACTCCTCACCTTACGACCCACCCCCACCCGGCGCATACCCCCACCCCTCTGCGCGCACTACACCCTCCTAAATGCGCTCGGAGGAGGGTGTTGTATGTGCGAGCATCGCTTCGGGAGCCTGAGGCGCTATAGACCGCGCGCCCACCCGCCCGCGCGCGTGCCTCGATTTTGTTCCCTAGTCAAGCCATTTTTCCGCGCCTCCACGCGCTTTTCCCTTGACCCATATATTGCGCCAGGCGCAGCGTGGCCCCATACACCCCGCCCCAAACCCCGCGTTGTATGTCTTACCTCCAATGTCAGACCCCTCCACCTTCGAGTTCTCCGAGGAGATGGCCGCCGAGGTCACGGGGCGCTTCTTTCCTGCGGGATTGGGGGGTAAGCGCCCCCCAATCCGCCCCGAACTCATCTTCCTCGAAACCGGCCCGCTGACCGAGGAGCACATCGCTCTGATGGAGTCCCACATGGAGTCCGGCGAGCCTATCGGCATTCGGCCCGCGGACCTTAAGCAAATCCGCCAGACCCACCACTTCGTGGCCCAACTCCTCGCGACCGGGATGCCCGTCCACGATGTGGCCCGCGCGACGAACTACACCCGCGAACGCATCTCTTCGATGCGTAATTCCCCCGCCTTCCAAGAGCTTGAAGCCTACTACGCTGAGGGCCAGCGGGAGGAACTCGCAGACTTCATCTCCAAGGCCAAGATGCTCTCGGACGACATCTTGCAGGAGATTCAGCGCCGTCTGGACGAGGAGCCTGAGAAGCTCACGGCCCAGATGCTCAATGAGTTCCTAAAGACCATCTCCGACCGCGCGGGCTACGCCCCGGTCTCCAAGAATCTGAACCTCAACGTCAACGCGGACTTTGGCTCCCGACTCCGCGCCGCGCAAGAGCGCCTCCGACAATCGGGCGGAGGCTGAGGCGTGGTGGGGGCGTCGCGCAAATCAACCGATGACGAGCTAATCGAACTCCTCGCGAGCTTCGAGAACCGCCCCTACGACTTCGCTATCGCCATGTTCCCCTGGGGGGAAGAGGGCACCGAACTTCACGGCCGGTGGCTTGAGGATTGGCAAGAGCGTGTGCTCTGCGATCTTCAGGCCAAGCTCACCTCCCCCTCTAACTGGAACGCGGAGCGGTGGATCGGCGAGGCCATCCAGGCCGCCATCAAGTCCGGGAAGAACGTCGGTAAGACCGGCCTGCTCTCCATCCTCATTTGGTGGGCCTTCTCCACCAAGGTGAACACTAAAGGCCGCGCGACCGCGAACACCGAGAAGCAGCTCACCAACATCCTGTGGTCCGAACTCGCGAAGTGGTATCGCCTCTTCCTCGCGAAGAAGTTCTTCAAGATGACGGCGACCCGTCTCTATGCCGCCGATCCCGAGCTTGAGCGCGAGTGGCACTTCGACGCCGTTCCCTGGTCCGCCGACAACCCCGATGCGTGGTCCGGCCTCCACAACCAAGGAGGCCGCGTGCTGATGGTCTTCGATGAGGCCAGCGGCATTGACGACTCCATCTGGGAACGGGGCGACGGTGCGACCCGCGAAGCCGATACTCAAGTCATCTGGATCGCCACCTCGAACCCCACGAAGAACTTCGGCCGCTTCTACGAGTGCTTCAACAAGTTCGCCTCTTTATGGATGAACTACACCGTAGACTCCCGCGAGGTGAAACTCACGAACCACGAGGCGATCAACAAGGCCATCGCCCTCTGGGGTGAAGACGACGATTACGTCAAAGTCTCCTTCCTCGGGGAATTCCCAGACTCCTCGATGTTGCAACTCATTCCCGTGGAGACCATCCGCTATGCACGCACCCGACCCGCAATCGCCCAACCGTGGGAGCCCCTTATCCTCTCCGTCGATGTCGCCCGCTTTGGGAACAACGAATCCGTCGCGGGCTTCCGGCGAGGGAAGGATGCGCGTTCCATTCCCTGCAATCGCTGGCGCGGGCTCTCCACCATTGAACTTGGCACGCGGATTGCCACCCTAATCACCGAGCACTCCCCCGATGCCGTCTTCATTGACGAAGGCGGCGTGGGCGGTGGCGTGGTGGACTTCGTGCGTCACCTCGGCCACTCCTGTATCGGGGTGAACTTCGGTTCCTCCGCATCCTCCCGTCCCGGCGGTGTCCTCGTGGCAAACAAGCGGGCAGAAATGTACGTCCTCCTTCGCGACTGGCTTCGCGAAGGCGGGGCGGTTGAGGACTTTGACGAACTCCAAGAGCAACTCGTCTCCATCGAGTACCGCTTCGACAAGAAGCAGCAAATCCAACTGGCGTCGAAAGAGGACATGCGGATGTTAGGGCGGCCCTCCCCCGATATCGCGGACTTCCTGGCCCTCACCTTCGCCTACCCCGTTTCTGCCCGTGTTCGCCGTGCAGCCCCCGTGGCCCAGATGAACTACGATCCCCTCTCCGTCGCCGCGTTCCACGCCACCATCCCCCAGCAGGAGGCCACGTACCACTAATGGGCACTCCCAAAATCCCCACCCCGCAGGCGGTCCCTCCGCCCCCTACCCCCGCGATGATCGCGCCCAAGGCTCCGGGGACATCCACTCTCGGAGGCACTTTCCTCACCGCCTCCATCCCCAACCCATCCCCCACCAACAAGCAAGCGCGTAAGACCCTCCTAGGCCAATGATCGATCCCAAGCGCATTGACCCGACCGTGCGGAAACTGGTCCGCGACCAAAGCGACTCCCTAGTCGCTGGGTTGGAAATCAATCGCCGTTCGTGGTGGGTCCATTGGTCCCAGATCGCGGAGATGCTCTTTCCCCGCCGGTACAAGTGGTTCGTCACCCCCAACCAGTTCAATCGGGGCTCTAACGCAAACCAAGCCATCATTGACTCCACTGGCGTAATCGCGGCCCGCACCTGCGCAGCGGGGATGATGGGCGGCCTCACCGACCCCAACCGCCCGTGGTTTCGTCTCGGCCTGCATGGGATGGATGATGACACCTTCGGCCCCGTGAAGCTCTGGCTCGCGGAGTGCGAGCGCCGTATGTTCCGCGTGTTCGATGAGAGTAACTTCTACCAATCCATCGCCCAACTCTACGTGGACCTCACCGCGTTCACCACCGGGGTCATGTGCATCTTTGAGGACTCCGAAGAGGTCATCCGCTGTTACAACCCCTGCCAGGGCGAGTACTTCCTCGGTGTTGGTCCAACGAACTCCGTGGACATCTACGCGCGCGAGTTCCCGCTCACCGTGGACGCAGCCGTTCGCCAGTTCGGCATCGAGAACGTGAGCGAGTCCACGGCCCAAGCCTACCGCTCGGGAGGGGCCCAACGCACCAACGAAATCATCATCCGCCACGTCATCGAGCCCAACACGCGGATGTGGGACGCGGGTGTGAAGGAACTCCCCTACGTAGTTCCCCCATCCTTCAAGTACCGCGAAATCTATTGGGAACGGAGTGGAGGCGGGGATGCCCTCCTCTCTCTCGCAGGTTACCGCGAGAAGCCCTTTATGGCGGGCCGCTGGTCCCTCACCTCCAACGACGCCTACGGTACTGCCGGCCCCGGCATGGATGCCCTAGGTGACCTCCGCCAACTCCAAATCGAACAGCGCCGCAAGGCCGAGGCTATCGACAAACTCGTGCGCCCCCCGATGGTGGCCTCGGTCTCCATGAAGAACGAACCCTCCTCGGTCCTTCCTGGCGCGGTGAACTACGTCGCCGACCTCCAAGGCGCGGGCTTCAAACCTGCCTATCAAGTGGACCCCCGCATCCAAGAACTCTCCGCCGACATCGCCGAGGTCCAGAACCGCATCAAGACTATCTTCTTCAACGACCTCTTCATGATGATTTCCTCCCTCCAAACGGTGCGCACCGCGACCGAGATCGACGCTCGGCGGGAAGAGAAACTCATTCAACTCGGTCCGGTTATCGAACGCTTCCTCAACGAAGTCCTCGACCCCATCATCGACCGCGTGTTCGCCATCATGTCCCGGAGGGGCCTGTTCCCCCCGCCCCCGCCCGAAATCGCTGGGGCAGAGATTGACGTGCAGTACATCTCCATGCTGGCGGAGGCTTCGACAGCTACGGCGACTGGCGCGATTGAGCGCCTCCTCGCCCTCGCTGGAAACCTCGTGGGCGTCGATCCCTCCATCATGGACAACATCGACCTCGACGAGGCTGTGGACGACTACGCCAACCTCATCAAGGTGAACCCCAAGCTCATCCGCGAGAAGGACGCCGTGGCTGCGATCCGTAAGCAACGCGCGGACCAACAAGCGGCTACCGCCGCAGCGCAGGCTACGGCGGGCCTAGCGCAGGTTGGTAAGACCCTCTCCGAAACCGATACCGGCGGAGGCACGAACGCCCTCCAAGCCCTACAGGCGGCGAACTCATGACCCATCCTCTCCCGCCTGATTGGCTCCCGACCCTCGCCCGGATCGAGTCCTCCAACCGCCCGTATGTGAAGGCCAAGACCTCTTCCGCAAGCGGCCTCTACCAGTTCACCCGCACTACCTGGGAAGGACTCGGCGGGAAGTGGGGCCTCAACCCAGACGAAGCCTTCGGCGGCCTCTTTCCCTCCGAGGAGGAGCAATCCCAACGCGCGACCACCCTCTCCGAGACCAACGCGGGGTTCCTAGTCGCCAATGAACTTGAAGTCTCCTCCGCCAACCTCTACGCCTGCCACTTTCTCGGCCCCGTGCGGGGATGTTCCATCCTCCGTGCGCCGGATGAGGACCCCGTGGAGGACCATGTTGCCGCAAGCGCAGTTCTCGCCAACCCTTTCCTCAAGCCTATGACCGTCGCGGACTTCAAGGCGTGGCTCACTCAGAAGGTGACGCCGTGAGCGATCCCGTCGCCCTCGCTGAAAAACGTGAACAGCGCCGCGTCACAAAGGCGAAAGAGCGCGAAGAGTCGCGCAAGCGCGCCCTCGGCTCCCTCCTCGCTACGGTGGATGGTCGCCTCTACGTCTGGGACCAACTTGAGTCCTGTCACATCTTCACGATGTCCTACGCCCCCAACTCCTTTGATCAAACCGCTTTCCGCGAGGGAGAGCGGAACGTCGGGAACCGCCTCCTCACCGACATCATGCGGTGGTATCCCGCCTCCTATCTCCAAATGACCAAGGAGAACTCCGCGGTCAAACTTTCCGAAGAAGGCCCCGAAGATGAGTGAAGCCCCTACCCCAGCGCCGGAACCCACTCCGGCCTCCGCACCCGCTCCCGTTCCCTCCCCGGAGCCCGCACCTGCTCCGGCACCTGAGCCCTCGCTAGAGCCTGCAAAGCTCCCCGGTGAGGGCTCTCCTTTCTCCCCCGGCGAATCCACCGAAGGCGGTACGGAGAGCGGCTCCGAGGAAGAGGACACCGTTTCCGGCGAGGAGGGTAAAGACACCCTTTCCGCCGCCTCCTACGATTTCAAACTCCCCGACGGCGTGACCGTTGACGAAGGGCAGATGACCACGCTCAAGGAGACCTTGGCCCAAGCCAACGTTTCTCCTGAGATCGGTCAATCCCTCCTCGACCTCCACGTTGCGGAGTTGAATAGGTCCGCCGAACTCTTCGCGAAAGCGCAGCAGGACGCGTGGGCCGAAACCGTGAACACTTGGAAGGCCGAACTTGAGGCCGACCCGGAGTTTTCGGGTGAGAACAAGCAGAAGGTCACGGCCGCGATTGGTCAAGCCCTCGATGAGTATGGTTCCCTCGAAGCTCGGCAGGCGTTCGACCTGACCGGCGCGGGGATGAACCCAGCCATCGTTCGCTTCGTCCACAACATGGCTAAGGCCCTCCAAGAAGGGACGAGCATCACCGCGCCCGGCCCCGTCAATCCCCGCACACGCAGCGCCGCTGAGGTGCTGTACGACAACCCAACCAACTGAAGGACACTGACCTCCAATGGCCACCCTAACCCCCGGCGCCATGACCTACGCGGAATGGGCGCTCCGCCACGACAAGGATGGAAAAATCTCCACCCTCGTCAACATGCTCTCTCAGAACAACGGCATCCTCGATGACATGCTCACCGTGGAGTGCCAGAGCGGGAACGCATTCGAGTACACGCAGGTCGTCAAGCTTCCGACTCCCTCCCGCCGGGTGTACAACTCTGGCGTGGCCCGCACCCTGGCGGGCGTGTCGAAGCTCGTCGCCACCTGCTCGCAATACGCCGACTGGTCCACCATCGACAAGGACCTCGCGGAACTCGGTGGCACCCTCAACGAACTCCGCGCAGGTGAAGACTCCATCCACGCGCAATCGCTGGGCCAGACCCTTGCCTCCGACCTATTCTACGCCAACCGCTCGACGGACCCCACCCAATTCACCGGCTTCGCCAACATCTACAACACGGTGAACACGGCTACCTCCCCGATCGCCAAGAACGTGATCGACGCGGGCGGCACGGGCTCCACGAACACCTCCATCTGGCTCGTCACCTGGGGCCCGAAGACTATCCACACGATCTTCCCCAAGGGGACGATGGCTGGGATGGAGCACAAGGATATGGGCCTCCTGCCCATCGTGGACTCGAACTCCAACGAGTACCTCGCCTACCGCACCTGGATGAGCTGGAAGATCGGCCTCGCAATCCACGACTGGCGCTTCTGCGTCCGTATCTGCAACATCGACGTCTCCCTCCTCTCAGGTGGCTCGGCGGCCAACCTTATCAACCTGATGGTGAAGGCCATCCATCACCTGCCGATCCAGCCCGCCGCCGCGGGTCCCGTGCAGACCTCCGATGCGGCCCCCGACAAGCTGGTCTCCGGCCGTACCGCGTTCTACATGGATCGCACCATCTTGGAGTACCTCGACCTCCAAGCGATGAACAAGACCAACGTGCTCCTGCGTATGCAGGAGTGGGACGGAGAAGTCGTCACCACCATGCGGGGCATCCCCTGCCGGTGCGTGGACGCGCTCCTCGACACCGAATCGCGTGTGGTCTAACCCCTCCCTCCTTCCAAGGAACCTCATCCAATGATCGACGCATCTCAAGTCTTCGACGGCACCTTCTCCACCTCGGGAACTGGTGCCCCGACGGGAGTGGCCATCACCGCCACCCGCGTCTCTACCAACGTTATCGACATGCTCTCCGCCCGAAACGTGGGCGCGGGAGATGACTTGGAATGCCACGTCATCATCACGGCGGACTTCGCCACGTTGACGTCCCTCCAAGTCACCTACCAAACGTCCGCGGATAACTCGACGTTCGTGGACGTTCTCCTCTCGCCGGTTGTGCTCTTGGCCAACCTCGTGAAGGGGGCGAAACTCTTCCGCGTCAAGGTGCCGATGCAGCAACTCAACGACACCGGCCCCCCCAACCAGTATCACCGCCTCAACTATACCGTCGGGGGCTCCAATGCCACCACGGGTGCGGTGATCGCGTACATAACGGGTATGGGCGACCGCCAAGTGTTCGACGTGTACGGTCCCAACTACACTGTGGGAGCCTAATCCAATGGCCAAGTACAAGCTCAACACCAAGGCGTTCATCGAAGGCAACCTGCTTCCGGAAGGAACCGTCTTCAACATCGCGGACGAGTGGCAACCCGGCCCGCACTGTGAAGCGTTGGACGAGGCGGCGGAGGCGGCCCTCTCGACCTACTACGCCAAATACCCCGACGCGACCCTCCATCCCGTGGAGCAACTCCCGAACACCCTCGGGTTGGAAGTGGTAGCGGTCGAACCCAAGGGCCAGGAGCCGGAGGTGGACCTTACGGCGGGAGGCACCAAGGCGGTAGAGCCGGGCCTCGCCAACGGCGGCCAAGCCAAGGCCACGAAGTAGGGGCGGGAAGGGGGCTCGGTTCGCGCTGAGCCCCCAACCCCTTTCCAGGGAAACCACGATGAAAAAGTTCCTCGCAACCTCCTGCGCCGCCGTACTGCTGGCGTTGAGCTTCAACCTCTCCCCGGTTGCGACGGGACAGGCTGAGGCGCAAGTTAGTGTCGCAACCGACTGCACTCAACAAACTCTCGTGCCGGGCTACGGGGCGGGCACGTTGATTGTAACCGTCCAAGGCGATCTCTGCGTCAAGGGCATCTCCGTTGCCGGAGGTATCGCCACCGAGGCCACGCAACTTCTCGTTCTTGGTCAACTCCAAACTATCGCGGGGGGTCTCGCCAATCCGGTTGTGCTGGGTGCGGGCTCTGCCTCTATCGGCCACATTGATGGCCCCGCTGCGAGTGGGGCATCCCTCTCCGGCAACCCGCTGCAAGATGGCGGACGCGCCTCTACTACCGTTCCAACTCCTGTCACCGACGGGCAGGCGGTCGCCGCGCGCCTCTCAAAACTCGGGAACCTCGTCACTTCCACTTGGGCTCCTCGTGACCTCCAAGGTGATAACGGCGGGTACACCGCAACGGCCACGACTTCTGCTGTGGATTGCGTGACCGCCGGGGCCTCAGGTATCTTCCGTGATATCGTATCCATCACCGTCAACAACTCCTCCGCCTCCGACACCGTGGTGCAAATCCTTGACACGGATGGGACCACCGTCCGTTGGACCGGCACCGCGAAGGCCAACGACATGCGAGGGATTACCTTCCCGCAGCCTCTGAAGGAAGTTGGAGCGGCCGCATCGTGGAAGTGTAAGACCGTGACCTCGGTCTCCTCCGTCGTCTTCACGATCCAGTATTTCGAGACCAAGTGATGCGGAAACTTCTCGCCAGCGCCGCGCTTAGCGCCGTCCTCCTCGGGATCGCGCTCCCTGTTGAGGCGGCGGCCCCATACTCCAACGTCTACTGTCTCGCCACGACTGTCGGCACGCCGAGCACCTTCAACCGTTCGTCGATCATGCCAACGTGGAACAACGCCGATAATCGGATCACTATTATCGGCGGTGGCGGCGACGGCTTCGTTGGAGCGTCGGGTAATGGCGGTGGCGGAGGTGGAAGCGGAGCGCTCAACATCGGGACTAACTTCACCCTAGCCTCGGGCACGAACGGCTATCAGGTTGGGGCCCACGGCGGCACCACTAATACCACCGGAGCTACTTGGGTCTGCAACGGCAATGCGACCTGCGCGACTATCAACGCGGCGAGCGTCATTCTAAGTATCCGTGGGGGTTCAACAGCTATTAGTAACACCGGGGCCGCCGCCGGTGCCATCACGTCGGCAGTGGGCGGAACTCCACAAGTCGGGGCCACTGGCGGGTCTGGGGGCTCTGCCCGAGGTGGTGGTGGTGGAGGGGGTGCACCGGGGCTGCGTATTGCCGACCAGACTGTTTACGCGGGTGGCGCTGGTTCCAACTCGGTAACCGGTTCTGGTGTGGCCGGAGGTCAGGGTGCTAGCACCTTTGGAGGCGCTTCAGGTGTGGCTCCGTCAGGAAATGGTGGCGATGGCTCTGAGGGGCCAACTTGTACCGGTGACGTTTCTGGCGCTGTGGGAGCGGGGGGCGGCGGTGCCAGTGGTGCTTCGACTACGAACCTAAATGGTGGTAACGGGGGCGCGTATGGTGCCGGAGGGGGAGGAGCGTTCTTCGCGGGCACAGCGGGGCTCGGTAAGCAAGGGATCATCATCTTCGAGTGGAACCCTGTTCCCTCTACCTCAACAGCCATCCCCTTCCTCCTGGGAGTGTTCTAGATGAAGCGCGCGCTCCTCGCCGGTGTAGCCCTCGCGTTACTTGGAGGTAGCGCGCATGCCCAAATCCATCGGATGCAAATTTACCTCGCACCGCCCAACCCATTCCCCGCCACTCAGACAATTGACTTCGGCCAGGACACTCCGGTTGGTCTCGGAGGTGACCCGATGCAGTATGCTACGCCGGTCAACCTCGGCCTCTCCCGGTTCCTCGCCATCACAAGTATGTCCGGCCCTGGAGGGCCTATCTGTACAGACTACACCACTTGCCTAAATGCCAGCGGTCCTTTCGCGATTGACACGCGGTTCCAGCTAGTCCCCAAGAATGGAAATGGAGCCTACGGCACGACTTGGGGCTCTCCCACCATCGGCTCTTATGATGTAGTGGTGCAGGAGTTCTTTAACTCGGGAGGTAATGGGCCGACCGGAACTCAGACCGATATCACCGCGACTATCACCGCGAACGAAATCCACATTAGGGAGGCGACCTCCCT